TTGGAGGTGTTTTTTCATGGATGCGTTATTAGAGAAAATCCCATCAGAATATATCGGAGGAGTGAAGTATAGAATGTCCCCTACTAGCCTTTTCCACTTCATGGCAGACAAGAATTTAACGAACATCATAGAAAATTCACTGGACTCGACGCAGTTCTTTTTAACTCAGGATGTCGGCTTAATCCCCAGTAAAGGCGATGTTGTTTATCCCGATTTGGCCGTTTACCAAAAGCCTATAGAGCATACCGAAAGCGGCCTCATAACAAGCGTTCCTGTGTTTGTTGCAGAAATACTCTCCCCCAGCACTCGCAAAAAAGATATGACTGTAAAGAAAGAGTTGTATGCAAGAATCGGCGTGCCTGAATATTGGATTGTCAGCCCTAGAGATAAGGCGGTTGAGGTCTACAAACTGCATTATAGCAATTATAGACTGGATAACATCTATACGCTTATCCCTCCTGAAGAATGGATGCAAATGACCGCCGAAGAAAAAGACGAACACCCCCACTTGACACTCGTTGAATCCATAGATGTGAGTGTTGATATTGGGGATATATTCAAAGAACGAAACTAAGCATTTTCGGCCCGTCATATCGAAAAAAATATGTCAAAAATTGTTTACCCGATTTTGTCAAAAAGGAGGTGTGTACAGGTATGGCGAATATAAAAGCGATAGTTAGGGAGTACAAGGCCAGCGAGTCTATCAAAGAGGTTGCCCGAAAAAGCGGTCTCAGCTTTGGCAAAGTGCGAAAAATCCTTATAACCGAAGGTGCAGTTCGTTATGAGCGAACCGACGAACTGACGAAACTTATGCAACAGGGATTGAGTATAGAACAGGCAGCAGAACGACTGGGAATATCAACCAAACTGGCAAACAACTATATTCCATACAGTAAGGGCGAGTATAGAAGCGACTCCCCCACTCTCAACGCGCTGAGGATCAGAAAGTGTTTGGAACGAAAGAAAAAGGAGCAGTGACCATGAAGAAAATCATCGGCGGCAAGAAATATGACACTGAAACCGCAAAAGAACTGGGACACAAAGACAATATCAATGGGCGCGACATTATCGCTTGCAACGATATGAACTATCAGGAAAGCACTCTGTATCTGAAGAAAACAGGCGAGTTCTTCCTGCATCGGAACGGCGGTGCCAATACACCGTATTATGATGAAGCCATTGAGCCTATCACGGAGGATGAAGCAAAACGCTGGGCAGAAAACGCTATGACGGTCGAAGAATATGAGGCCATATGGGGCGAAGTGGAAGAATAAAAACACGAAAAAGCCCCCTTGCGGGGGACTTTTTCCTTTTCCTTAATAGAAAAATAAAGTGTTTCAATCCACAGGCCGAAGCCTGACAGCCGCCTATTCGGCGGTAAACATACAGGTCGTTCTAGGCCGCTTATACTTTCTAAGCCACTTATTCAGCGGTAAACTGCGGCTGACCTGCTTTGTAACCCCCATCATACCATAGCGAGGAATATTTAGGGAATTACAATCGCAGACAGGCTGACCTTAAATATTACACAGCTCTCAAATTATAAAATTTGATTTTCTGATACATCCCCGCCAATGCGGGGCGAATACCTGTCTACATATAAGATTATAATACTTTTCAGATTATTTGTAAATAAGGAGATATAAAAATGAACACTTGTGAAAACTGCAAACACGCCGTAGCATTTGGAGGAGATTATGACCCCTCTTTTGGTGGAGGTTGTACTCTTGTAAACGTAGAGGAATGTCACAATCCCAATGTGGCTACCGAGGACATGGATGTTGCAATCGAATTAGGTGAAAAAGGTATCTGTAAATATTTTGAAGAGTGAGGATAAGATTTTGAAAACCAACCTTGAAGAAATACGCCATACAACAAAACTGCTGTTTAACGCAGTGCCAATCGAAGAAAACAAAGCCCTACCGGGGCTGGGAATATGCTCTCACCCCTTCACCACCTCCACTATTTCCATGAACCCACAGACCGGGGAAGTGTTGGATTTAACCACCCCCGATGGCTACAAGGTTTACCGCAAGTTTATGATGGAGCTGATTGACAGGAGCGACGTTGGCCATCTGTACCTCTTAATCAACAGACCGTATAAAATGACATGGTTCAAGCTCTGCCGTGAGTACATGAGCGAGAAGGACTATGCAAAATATCTGAAGCAATGCTGGCTGGACGAGGAAGACCCGAACCAAGACATAAACGTAAGCCGTAAAGAGGCAATCAATTTTTTCCGAAGCGCATCGAAGAAGCACCTGATGGAACCCGCGGATCTCGAATACTACAACAACCTGCCCGACACCATTACCATATACAGGGGCGTATCGCCGGGGAGAGAGCGTTATGGACTCAGCTGGACAGACAACAGAGAAAAGGCCGAGTGGTTCAAGTCAAGGTATGAAAACGGCAAGCCAGGAGTCCTGTTGACCGCTACCGTCAGCCGCAAATATGTGCTATGCTATATAGATGACCGTAACGAGAAGGAACTGGTGGTCGATGTGTTCAAGATAACAGACAAGATACAGGAGGTATGATATGGCAAATAAAAACACCGCGCTCAACGCCGCAAATATAGCACGAAAAGAGGATAATATTGAGGTGATAAAATGTTAATAGCTCTTACGGACTACTGCTCGATGGGTTGCCCCCACTGCTTGAGCGATTGTACCACAGACGGAAAGCACATCACGCTGGAACAGCTGAAAAGGAATTTGGATTTTGCTTATGATCTTATCGGCTATTCCACCATGCAGTGTATTGTTTTCAGCGGAGGAGAGCCTTTTGAGCACCCGCAGATAAAACAGGTATTGGAAACGATTGCGGAATATCAAAAGAGATTCCCTCGAGTGGGCGTTGTTATCGCCACCAATGGGTATCAGCTTGCGCATGATAAAGACCTGTATAACTGGTACAGAGATTTTGTAAAGAACCGCGCTAAAAATTTTCTCACACAGGTTACTGCGGTCAAGGAGTATTATCCAAAGCGCCTTATCGAAAAGGACTTGTACTGGCTGAGTAAAATAAAAAACTGCTCTGTAGTTGACGAGGTCAGCGAGATTTATCTTTACCCGCAAGGTCGCGCCCTGAACCTCAAAGACGCTCGCTGGGAAACAAAAGCCCCGAAGTGCGTAAACCTCCGGCTCATAGCCAACCAAATCCCCGAAACAAGTTTTAGGCACATCGTAAACACCATGCCTGTCGGCAAATACTGCACTCCGCGCATCAATATAGACGGCTCTATTGCCCTTGGTGAGTCCCGGCTCTGTCCCCCGATTGGCACCATTGACAATGATCTGCAGAAGCTAGGAGAAAATGTCAAACACTGCAAATGCGGTCAGTGCTCTATCCCTTTGGAGATCCTGCGGAAACACAGCCCCCAAGCCTATTCTTTGATTCACTGAGGTGCTTATGAAAGTATTAAACGAACTTCCTGACCAAATATTTTGCACAGACAGCGAGGAGTTTGTTTTCTTTGACCTCGACCGCAACATGATAACTGGCCAGCCATTGCTGAATAAACCTAACATTGGCCTGTGGACTTCCACGAGATACACCGACTCGCCGTATATTTCCGCTTGGGAAAAATGGTGTCGAGAAACCCCTTATCACTGCGGAGAACACCACTTCCTCCTGCATCCCAAGAAAGACCTGAAAGTCTTTGAGCCGACCGATATTGCCGACCTTCAGCTTCAAGAAACAGATTTTCTTCCTTTCCCGCATATCGACTTCGGATGGTACGCCCTGCAGGGCTATGATGGCTTTCACCTCGATGTGCAGTATAAATGGATGGCCAAGGATGGTTTTATGCCCTTCCACTGTTGGGATTGTGAGAGCACCGTTTGGTTTAGTTATGATTGGATTGACAGAGTAGAAAGGATAAAGTGAATGGAACAGATTGAAAAAGAAAACTGCCGATTATTCGACTCAGGACGCTTCAACGACATTGTGCTGGCTTATCTTGTTTTGTCCATGAAGGCCGCTAACACGCCTCACAAGGACGCTATGGAACTGCTTGATACGATGGGACATGCTTTCGACGAAATGACCGCTGAAGAAGCATTGAATAGATACAGAGGTGCATTATCACATTAAAAACGACCACCTTCGGGTGGTTTTTCTTTTGCTATATTAGTTGATTTAGTCAATTATTATAAGCGAAACAAACCCAGCCAACCGAAGTCAACTGGGCCACATTTATGTTTGTATCTATGCTAATAGTTATTATAGCAAATATTTATATTTTATTCAAGGGGTCTGATTTGTTTTTCCAGTCCATACTTGTCGTACCCAGCCCGACCTTGCACATCTTTTTTGCGAGTACAGGTGGCGCACAAAGTACAGCAGGTAAATCTATCCCCGAATGTATCAATCATATACTCAGGCAAACGACACTTCACTATGGTTTTCATGACCTTCTTGCCGTTCTCGATGCCTTGCCGCATACCTTCTCCGATACGCATAACGCGCTCAAACGTATAAGCTGGCATACTGAGTTTACCATCGGCCTCTTTTGTGGACTCAGGCGGTGTCAAAAGCACAAACAACATCTTCATGCTCTGCTTTAACCGTAGCCGTTTCTCCAGCTCTGTCGCAAAGTCCTTGTATAACTGGCTGTGTCTACCGCGAGAGGTTTGGGACAGTCTTTCGATTTCACCCTTCAGGAAATTAATCCTATCCTCGCTTGTTTCCTTCTCCAGTTTTGACTGTATCGACTTTTTGTTAAACCGCACCATTCGTTCACTGGTGTTCAGTTCCTCGGCAATCTCCACCTGATTATACCCTGCCCCGGTCAACAACAGGACAGACTTTTGCGTTTCCGTCAACCAGCCCATGATTACCTTCAGATGTTCCAGCACTTCTACTCTGCGCTGTTTTTCTTCCAGCACCTCGTCGGCTCCGATGCCGTATTTACGAGCACATTCTTCTGCTATCAATTCACTATCTGTATCACCAATGGAGAGATAGTCGATTACAGAATCCAGCTTCAAGCAGCATCCTCGCTTTGATACGCCTCACTTTGATACAGCTCGTAGCTATCGCACGGATCAGCCAGCGGTCGAGTTCGCTTTGGTGAGAACATCCCCGAAAAATAACATGCTTTGATAATGCAATCTTTCAGCGGTCTGTTTCCATGCCAGTCACGGCGGTCTTTGTATTCGGTTCGCAGGAATTGAACTCTGCTAAAATGTGCAGTCAGACCTTCCTCCGCGTCTTTTTTGTTACCATACACAATGATTGTATAACACTCACTCCCCATGCCAATAGAGAAGAAATGATAGCCCTTCAAGCTGTCCGAATCTCCCAATGTTCCAAAGTGAGCATTTTTCGATGCCGCTTTATCAGATAACATATCCAAATAATGACACCGAGTTTTTTCAAATTCTCAAACCACACAGGTTTACGATTTATAACAGACATCATCATACCCCCGCTTTTATATCTTTCAGCCATCCAACCCGGCCACCGTGCCTATTATCGCTGAGTATCTCATAACGAGCATTATTCCGATATGCCACATCGTAGAAGCCTCGCCTGTACTGGAATACCGTAATATCCCCGCACTTGCACTTCCTGATCTGGTTGTCATGGGTTCTGATGATGGTGCCACATCCACAACACAACACGCGAGTAGCCTTGCGGTTACGCTTCGGTCGGTGCAGGTGCATTTTTAGCCAATTCCTTTGCTTTCTTGCAGACATAATTTCCCATCATGTCGCGCTTTTCTTCGGGCATTTCCCGCATATACGCGGCGAGAAGGGTGACTACTAATCTGCCTAGCTGCAGAGTCCCTGCCCCCTCCAGCAGTACGTCCTCTTTATGCTGTGCGGCAATCACCGCGCCTTTATAGTTCCCCTGTGCGACCAGTGAATGGGCAATCAGTGCTAACTCGTTCATGCGATACCTCTCTATCAAATGTTTGTGATATAGACCTCTTGTGTCGGCTCGTCAGATGGTTTCCAGCAGTACACGCAGTTCTTATAGGACTTATCGAGATAGTATGTCTTGTACTTCTTGCTCCACGCCAGCAGACCTTCGTTGGTCTTGCCCTTGTGACGCATAAGATTGGACATACCAAACTTCACGCCTTGCGCCTCCAGCTTGTCCAGCAGTTCAACCAGATCCGAATCATCCTGCTCGTTCCAGCCATTCCAGCCCTTCTTTGACTCGTTGTAATAAGCCTCAGAAATCAGATACGGCGGGTCGCAATAGACGAAATCGCCCTCGCCCAGCTCATACCATGCGTAAGCCAGCCGGAAATCAGACGAACCCAAAGCAACGTCCTGCAGGTTATCGTGGAACTGTTGTAAGCGTCCCCGAATAGCCTCGTTGAACGATGACCTGTTTTTCCCAAATGCCGAATTGAATTTGCCCTGCTTGTTGAACCTCATCTGATTGTTGAAGCAGTAGCAGATACAGGCAAAAAGCATCGGAGCCGTATTGTTTCTCTCGTTATAGTCAGCGCGGAGCTGGTAATAAGCCTCCTGATTTGTCTTGGACAGACCATAAAGCTCAATCGTACTATCCATCCAATCGACCAATGCGTCAGTCGGCGTTTCCTTTATCCAGCGCACCAGTTCAATAAGTTTGTCGTTCCTATCATTCGCGACCTTATACTTCGCGTCAATGTTCGTGATAACATCACACCCACCGGCGAACAGGTCAACCGCCGTCCCTATATCTTGCGGGAACAGAGGTACAAGTTGCGGTAACAGCTTATACTTATTCCCGATATAGTTCAGCGGGCTTTTATGAAAAGTCACGCCTATTTATCCACCTGTCTAGTAACTCCCAGCACCTTGGCATACGGCAACTCTTTAATCCATTCGCAGAAATCTCTCCACTCCGGCAGTCTATGATGCTTGCGCTGATAATAGATGGTTTTCAGCTGTGCATAGTTCGTACTGATACCAGCAGCCAGCCGAATACCTTCAGGGAGGTTCGACTTAACGGCCATCAGTGTCTTTTCCGATGGGTTGTCCTGATACTCTTTTACCAGTTCTTTGAAGCGTCCGAGAATGACCGGATCAACGTGCTTATTCGCCATCAGGTCGTAATCGAGAGCCTTGCCTTTGTGCATCGTGCTCTGACTATTCATCACAGTATGATGATACGTCGCAAACTGCTGCCACCAATAGCGCGGAGCCAGCACATCAAACGACACCATGATCTGACGCAGAAACTTGTCATCGCCGTGCCCGATAGGACTGCTGCCCAGCGTATTGCCCAGCCTCAGCATATCTTCAACCGTGCGAAGGTCAAGACTCATGTCCATGTTTACAACGTCCTTCATGGGATAGCCAGCGCGGATAAGAGCCTCACGGATGCCATAGACCTGCACATTGAAAATCTTGATATTGTCCGATGCGAAATTATTGCTCATTCTGTTTGCTCCCCAGCAGGTCAAAATCCTCGACCACAAAGTCGTCCACCGTGATATTCACGCCGTTCTTCTCATAAGTGTGTTGTTTCATGCGCGTAACAACCCCCAGCGGGTAGCCTTTCGGGCAGTAACGAGCGATAACCTCTGCAGGTTTGCCCCATGCTTCACAGTTGATGAAAATAGGCGGATCATTTTTAGTGCGACCGTTGATTGCCAATCGGAAAGAGCACACCTGCTTATCCCCACCGACCACTTTCAACTGCGGGTCTGCGACTACACGACCAAAAAATTCCTGTTTATTCATTTGGAAAACTCCTTTTCTATTGCTAATAAAAAATGTGCTTTGCGTATCATGGCAGCATCAACTTCCCCGGCTAGATGAAAACCTGTACTGCCGTCAAAATCCTGATACAATTTTGCGAACCGCACCTTCTTGGCCACAGATGGAAATTTCTTCTGCAGTCTGACCAGCTCTCTTGCCCTGTCATCCCACTTTGCGTCGGATATGATGGACTTGCCCAGCTTGTAATAGATATAGCTGTGTAACATCAGCCCGAGCCGTAGCTGTCTTATGCGGTCGTGGACAGGTTTCAGGTTCACGCGTCGGTGCTCCCTGTGCCACCTGTTCTGATATTGCAAGGAATGTCCCCTGCAGTGTGGTATTTCGTGAAAACGCCCTGCGCGATACGCTCCCCGGCCTTGATGACCTGTGGGTTGTCCGTCATATTATAAAGACAAATGATGATATGGCCATCGTTGTCCTTGTTGTTGTAATAGTCGGCATCGATTACCGCTACGCCGTTTGCAAGGTTGATCCCGCGCTTAATGCCCATGCTGGAACGTGGATAAAGCATAAGTGCCTCGTCGCCCATCATATAAGCCTTTACGCCTGTTTCTACCTTGGCTGTTTTGTGAGGTTCAATCGTCACATCGGACAATGCTCTGAAATCATAGCCAGCTGACAGGATGGTCGCCCTTTTCGGCAGCTTCACGCCCTTATCTTCAAAGCCGTGTGCCACCTCAAAGCCACGCGGGTTCTTGACCAATTCGTGCATTTCGTCGATAAGTCCCCTGTGTTCCGCCATTTCGAGTTGAGCCAGCCGCTCCACCTGCCCTTTCGGCAGTCCAGCCCTGGCTGCTTCATTGATGGTTTTTTTGATGCTACGCTGAGTAGCCTCCATCAGAAGGTGCATAATGTTTTCAGCTGCGAATTTTTCCATTGCTCAATTCCTTTCTGACTTTGCGGAGTTGCTCGTACCATTCCTCACCCTTGTGCGGGGTGAATGCTGTGAAACTTTTCAGCTTCGCTCCTGTCTTTCTTAATTCTTCGATTCGGCTATTTGCCTGTTCGAGTGCCGCTTCTTTGCTGATGTTCTTTGGGTCATAATGAACCTTACAACCTTTCAGGGTGACTGATTCCAAAAGAAAAACCTCCTGTCAGCAAATTATAAAAAAAGAGCCGTCAAAGACTTTCGCCTCGTCCAGCCCATGATAAGCAGGGAGAGTATTGGTTGGTCTCCCCGCTGGTTTTTAACGACTGGCCCTTGTCGGAACAGTTATGTCATGTTCAGGACTCTCGATTTGCCTCGCCTCAACTCATCCAAAGAGGTCTGCCGGTTGGAGATAGCCGTAAATAAGTTAGGTAGTTTTGTCTAGCTAGACTTCGGAACATCTGCAACATTCACCACGCACCCCTGACGGGTTGTTCATGCGACTACAGATATTCCATTTTTTTGATTTGAACCATGCCAACTCATTGTAGTATGTAAGAGTTCTTCACCAAATTGTTGACAGGCTCTAGTCTATCTGAATACATTCCAACAGTTGTTACGACATCAGTAAACCATTGGTTAACACGGCACTGTCGGTATGTAATTCATTCTGGCCAGAGTGCTGATAAGAAACTTCATAGGGGATGAAGAAAGAATTATCTAATGCAGCGCAGACACATCAGACATATCCAAAGGGATTTGAAAGGAGTCGCACTCTGATGATATGGTGGGAGAGGGTGGATTTGAACCACCGAACCCGAAGGAGCAGATTTACAGTCTGCTGCGTTTAACCACTTCGCTACTCGCCCAAGGAGCACCGTATCGGGGAATCGAACCCCGTGCTTGCGTTTTTTCTTTGCTTTATACCGTGGCTATGCGGAAAACAAGATGACTATGGTTGACGGACGTATCAACGACGTTATCGAAAAAGCCGTAGTACATAATACGGAAAAACACTGTTCTACCTTTGAACTAATACGGTGATTTGGAGCACCCGCAAGACAGGCGTTAACCCGCTGGAGTGCATATTGGCAGGGGCAGGTGGAGTTGAACCACCGATGTCGGAGTCAAAGTCCGATGCCTTAACCACTTGGCTATACCCCTGTGAGAACCACCAGTTGGTGGCCTCGTATATGTGAAAAGAAATTATAAGGAGGTGCAACAACTGCCTAAGAAAGACAAATCTTACTGCACTCTATACCGAACCCGAAGGAAAGAAGCGACTCAAAACCATCAGGAACGGTACACAGGGCAGTAAACCCTATGCTGTGAAAAGAGGAAATCAAAAACAACAGTAACAATGATTAAATTAGAAGATATAAACAATGTAGAAACTGTTTTTTTTTAATCCTTGATTATAGTACACCTTTTTATATGTGTTGTCAATACTTTTATATAAAATAAATTCTTATTTTTATTTGTATTGTTTATATGTGTATAGTTAGATAATCTCTTTGAAGAACCCAGTCTGTAAGCAGAACAGGAAATCCCGGTATGACTCATCCAACGACACAATGTCGGCATAGTCTTGTTCAAAGAACTTGTGAAGCCAGCCAAAGTCGCGGTCAGACACCTCCCGAATTTTGTAAGTGTTCTCTGCGGTGTGAATGGCTTTAATATTGGCAGCCTCGCCCACGCTATAATTTTCACTGTTCTTGACCACATCGTAAAAAATATTTTCATCCATGATATAACAAAAGCCTGTGATATAAAGGATGTCCGTTTCTCCGATGAGCCGTCTAATCCGATGGAGAGCCGATGCCTTGGACGCATACTTCTTATTCTCCACCTTGCGCTCTTTATCGAGAATGGTGACTCTCAGATCTGAATCAAACCCTTCTCCCTTGCTTTTCTTATACGCTCCCGAACCCTCAATAATGCGGCTCTCGAGTCCCTGTCTTTGGAAGTGAAGTAACAGTTTTTTCTCTGACTCCTTCCCCTTCCGTTTGTTTGCCCTACCAGTTGCCTGTCGGGACTTTGACTTTTTGCGTTCAAACTTGTTGTACTCCTTGCATTTTCTGCACTCACCACGTTTTTCGCCAGTCAAACAATACTGTTTAACCACGCAATCAGCCAATATGGATATACTTCCCGATGAGTTTTTTACCGCAGTAGAAAATCGTATCTGCTACAATAACGCCAGTACACAGACCAGCACCAATCGTCAAACCGTAAATAAATAAACCAAAATCCATCTTAATCTCCTTCTACAATTTCAGAACCAACATACATGATGTTTCCGTTAGATGTATAGCGAGGGCAAATACCAATGGCTACTCCGTCCCAATATTCTCTCACGACCAAATACTGCACCTTCGTGTCGGGGTCAGTCCAGTAATTAACCTCGTAACTACTCGCATACGCCGCTCCAGCCATCCCCATGATAAGGCCAAAAATCAGCCCAATAACATATTTTTTCATCAATCTTCAGCCTCCATCGCGTCGCAAATCTCGTCAAAGCACTCTTCGCACAGGCCGCTGATACTCACTTCCCGCCGTCCGGCATCCGAGTAGCAATGCTCGTAGGCTGGTCTATGACACCTGATACACGGGGGTTCCCGCGATACGTCCTCGGGTTTAAGTTTGATGTGATTCAATAGATAACAACTCCTTTATCGTCCTTGCCTACACCCTCGATTGGCATAGGTTCAAATCCTTCTGTTCTTCCCCAGTTCAGGAAACGCACTTCTGCTTCGGGGTTTTGTTCCAGTAGTTCTGCTATAAGTTCATCTACAGTCATTCGTCTAACCCCCATATCTCAATGAACTCTTTTGCCACCAGCGAACCCACTAAAATCACTAAGAACAGGGAAAGCACCGAAATGAATATAGCCATCGCCCAATCCATAACAAGTTTTGGGTCTGTCGTTGTAAGAAAATTAACAAACTCATTCACTGACCTTACCACCTATCCTTCTTACCGCTTATCATTTCTTCAATGCGTTTTTTCACATCGGAAGCCAAACAGGTTATCGCCCAGCCTGTGAAGCCCGTTAAGCCAATACACGCACAGACCGTCACTACCCAGCAAAACAAATCGCCCTGCGTCAAAACAGCACCACCCCGCAAATAAAAATATACAAATAATCAATAAGCAGAATGTAGCCAAAATCTCTCCACTGGCAAGTAAACAGCGACATAAGAGTGGGATAGCCCAACGCCCATGCTCCGAACCAAACAGCCAAGAATTGTATGTCCGTCAAAATATCGCCACCACTCTTTTACCGTCTTGAACTACATCAATTACCTTGTGAGTACAGCCGTCCTTGTCATACCAGATAACCTTGCTGTCCATGTTCTGTAATTGCAACTCGTGAATAAGTTGGCGTACAGTCATACCCTCTTTGTGAACGCCTCTGATATGAAATCTATTCGCAAAAGAGATATGCTCGCTGTTAAGTCCCGTGCCGTAGAAGTCTGTAATTTTATTCATCGCGATACGCTTTCTGCATAGCCGTTTCGCCATGTCTTAATTTGTCGTGAGACTTTAACAGCCCCATCACTTCAGAAGCAATTTCTTCCTTCGTTGCGGTGCTACTAATATTTGTTCCGATTTCTCGAAAGGGCGTTTTCAGACTTCCATCATAAATCGAAATATGAATCATATTGCCCTGTCCCCCGGAAGTCCCTCCAATTCGCTCTCTGCGTACCAGCTCCGCTCTTCGTTGTCTAACTCCAACAGATAGTAGAAGGTGCGCTTGTTTTCTTCGTCTGTGTCGAGTTTGATTTTTACGACCTTACCAATCTGTCCTTCCATATAACAACGCACATGCTGGCTTTTACCGAATTTGCTTTCGATAAGAGTTTGCAGTTTTAAGTATTCCATATTCTGCCCTCCAACTGATTGATAGCGAAATCGCAATACTGACGAGCCTTCTTCAGATCCTCCAGCTCCTTCGATTTGTCCCCCTTCTTCCCGGCTCTGCTGACATACTTAACAATGTTGCCTCTGCAGAAGTCCAGCTTCTTGTCTTGTATAAATTCGATAACCTCGATGCGCCCATCTGTATAGTGACTGGGATGAGAAACTGCATCATCAATAGTCAAGGGCTTACCTTCAATAGCAAGGAATTTTGGCACTTCTTCCTTCGTGGTTGTCTTGTTGATAATCGGATTTTCCGAAACGGTCGCAAAACACATTTTCCCTTTTTCGTCTACTGTGGGAACAATATGCGAATTGGGTGCTGCACTAAACTCCATCTGTCGCGGCTGCTCGGCCTTGGCTGTGGGGTATTTTACAGTAAACTTGACTGCAACAACCTCGCCCTTTACTTTGATGCTTTCATAGCACACCTTCAGGGCTGTCTTTTGGTTGATTGTTTCCACCGGCTCGTAGACAATAGACTTCAGAAGCAACTGCACACTTCCTGTCTGATAAGAACCCGCAGGAACTCCCAGCAACATTCGGAGCGTCTTTACAGAATAAACCCTGATTGTCTTACTGGAACTTGTCAAAAGCTGATACAGTTTGCTTGCGTATGTATTGCCATTTTCAAATCTTTTTTTCACGCTACCACCTCCAAGCTGTTTTTGTGAAATGCCGCCTCATAATATCTGTCAGGCTCACCAAAGCCATAGAAGCGCACCTCCCAATAATCGCCGTTGTCGATTGGTCTGAGAGCAGTGCCCATCTGTCCTCTGCACTCCACGTCGGGCAGCCCCTGTGGATGGTCAATGTTTATAATCACTGTTTTGGGAAATTCCATCGTTATCTCCTTCTGTATTGTATTCTGTCGGCGTTTCTTTCTCGCTCGATTTCGTATGCGCGTTTCCAGTATGCGACTCGCCGCTCATATTCGTTGATGATGTCCCCATTGTGGCTTTTCCAGTTCTTTTTGACTTCACGAGCCATTGATCTGGTCAGATACAACCGCATCATTTCGGCCTGTTCTGCGGTCAGCTTCTTACGCTTGGACTTCTTCTTACAGTCAAGGTATTTGCCAACCAGTACACCAACCTCACTGGGGATTTCGCCTTTGACCTGTTCGTATAGTTCAGGTGTCATAACGTAGTAGTTATAGTGCCCCATAAAATTATGGCCATGCTTACTGTGAAAATCGCTTACAGTCACTTTGATTTCATAGCACCATATAATACCCTTCGTATTCGTTTGCATGAAGTCTACGCGCTTTCTACCGTACCAGCCAATGGTTACTTCGGGGCATCCGAACGTCCTAAACTCGACCGTCTTTGCCATCAACGCGTTTTCCAGTTCAAGGGTTTCAGGTCGTTTCGCCATGAATCTCCCTGCCCTTATCGCACCACTTCCACACCGCGCAGTAATCCTGACACTTCCGGCCTCCCCAACATTCCCGATACGAGCACGGAGGGGGCAACTTATCCTGTTCAACGGCCTCAATCAGTCGGTGGGCTTTGGTCAGCATAAACCGCTGAATCCAACGGTCAGAAATAAAGTTGATACGCACCAGCTGCATGTTGGTCATAACGCCCCGGTCTTTTGCCGCGAACGTCCCAGCGTCACGAGTAAACACCTCAACCTGCATATCTTTGACAGGATAGCCAGCGTGCTCAACCATCATCCGATAAGCATTAAGCTGAACAGCAACATCAAAATTGCTTCTCCGGCCGACTGTAAAGAAAGTTTTAAACATCTTCCTGCCGTTTTTGTATTTTTTCTGCACTCCATTTTCATCTAAAATCGGCTCCCTATGTTTGACCAACCCCATCAAATGCGCGGTTTTGAAGCTACCGTAGGTTTTCACATCGTAGAGAATCTGCCTTTTTCCATCGTAGCAGTCGAACTGGCCTGTGTAAGTCCCTGTCGCGTCCATCAGTCGTTTTTCCGCTATCATCTTGTCATTCTCGAGGAATCCTTCGAGGAACGCATGACAGCCAGTACCAAAGATAGCAAAGATGGATGACTGCGGGTCAATGGCATAGTTTTTCTTTATCTTCAGGTACTCTTCCCGAGTGCCGCTCAGTAACTGGGTAGCCGAGGGGTGACCGTTCCATGTTCTCTGTTCGGAAATCGCTTTAAGTGTCCGATGAGATAAACAACGGTCTGCCTCAAACATTTCAGGAATACGACACTCATTCAGGCATTTATCAATATCACAAGTCTGCCCATCAGGACAGATATATTTGTTGTATGGCAACTATACACCTCTTATTCTCGATGTGGCTGGATCAAAAATCAGCTCTGTTTCGTCTATACGAGCACCATGACGAGCCTTTCCTATCGCACACATAACCTTGTTTTTCTTTAACTCTCGTTCGTCTGGTAACAGGTTCGGATCTTTTTCCGGCCTCCAAAGCAGCAGAATTTCATCCCCGGATGCTTCGATGTCGCCACCGCCTTTTAGTTTGCCCATGTCAGGACGCTCCCACGGATTAACACCACGGTTCAACTGACTGAGAGCCACCACATGGATGTTGTTGTTTTTCGCCAGTGGTTTCAGCCCTTTCGCCGTTTCAGCCAACACCTGATACTCGGAACACCCTTTCATATACTGCAGATAGTCAATAAACACACAGTCTAACTGGCCATCAAACATTTTACTGTTCGCGGTTTTGACATAGGCATCAATTTCCTCGATGGTCAGGCCGTTCTTATCGACAACATAGATGTATTCGCGCAACTTCTCCAGTACGGAATAGGCCAGCGGATCTCCTTCGATGAGCATTTTATCGACAATATCCGAACTGCGCCCCAGCAAACAGGCGATAAGACGCTCAAACAACGCCCCCGCGCTCATTTCCAGCGAGAAGAACACAATACGCTTACGCTGACGCACCACCATATCTGCCGCCATACAGACAACAAAGAATGTCTTGCCGACCGAGGAACACGCACCAACAATGGTTACATCTTTTCTCCGGCCAGCCCCCCTGATACCATCATCAAGAGTCTTGACACCATATGACATAACTGGCTCTTTCAGCATTTTCACGGTTTCCGCGATACATTGGTCGGGGTCTTTGAAATCACTGTCTAAATCCATGCCTTGCCGGGACACCTGCAGGAAGTCGTCTACGGCCTCTGTCGTGACTCCCCATTTGCCAGCAAGATAACTCGCGATCTGCAGCAGGGTAAGATTATCCTTGACTGTCTTGGCGTATGACTCCACCATTTTGCGCTCTGCCGTTCGACTCCCGCACTTCTGCAGTTCCTGCTTCAACACAAACAGGTCAATCGGCTCTTTCGGCAACTGTGCAAATCCTTCCGATGTGCCACCAGCAACAAAGAAGTCATTGACATCCTTCATGCCATCCGGCAACATCAGCACTTCCACAGGTAACTCAGGAGCATATCGCAGAAGGTTCTTCCTGACTTTTTCGACCAGCGGGTAGGCCACGCCGTCATTATCCGGCACCAGCACCACTGTCAGCTCAGGATGATATTTCAAAAGTGCTGCCATCTTCTGTATATGCTGTTTCGAGGGTTGGCTGCTATTGTATGCCACTGCCGCAAAACCAGCTTCATACAAACTCATGGCACAAAAAAAGCCCTCCACTAAGTAGAGGGTGTTCGTCATTCTCTCCTTTGCGCCACGCATATTAAAGAGAAATTCCGCTTTAGTAAAAATCTCGTCATTCTTACCAGTCAAATATTTTGGCTGACCTTCAAAGCGGCGAACTGCCCAGCTTACATAGCGACCGTTTGCGTCGATCAGGGGGATAGATACATTTCCGTGCTCATCCGCACCTAACTGAAAATAGTCTATTGTGCTGTCTGACAGGCCGCGCACCTTAGTGAGATAGTCCTTGACTACCTTCAGATTGCGCTGGCAGGCTCTCGCCCATTCCTGTCTTTTATTTACCGCTTCTTTTCTGGCCTTATAGCCTTTGTCATGGGTTAAATCTACGTTCATCATATCGGCAAGTTTCTCAGCCGCCGCGAAAAAGTCCAGCTTATACTTATCCCGCAACAGATTGATAACGTCGCCCGATGAGCCGCACGCCCAGCAATGGTAGGTTTTGTGGTCGTATATAACAAATTCACTGTTGTTATCGTGCTGACAAACAGGGCATATTCCCCGGTACACATCACCTTGCTTCTGTAAATCCGTGTACTTCTCAGCGAACTCGACTAAATCGACCTGACCTACAAGGGTTTTTACATCTATTTTTCCTCCGATTCGGGTATCTCTACGAGAGTTCCTTTCCACGCATCGTAATAATACCCCTGTTTCTGTATGTACTCAACTGTTTCTCTTTTTCCCACTTTTGGTGGTGGGTCGAGCCAATCTGACAGCGACGGCGTAAAATTATTCGCTATACGCCAGCACAAAAGCCATGTCATACGACCAAGTTCGTTATCCTCATCGGGCTTCTCGTTGGTCTTCTCAAAAGCATAAGCATAGGAGTCTTCGTACCATTCTAATGTTTTCTCTGTGTAAAAGTCATCAATGAACCACAGTCCGACACCTAGAACCGTTGTCACTGTCAATGTCGCTATCGTTTTTCTTAACATATGTTATCCTAAAAAATCTAACAAAGCTGCATCCATGTCGTAAGAATTGCCGTTTTTACACGCTTTCTCAAGACGGTCAATCTTATTTTTATTTTCCTCTGTACGCTCCCGCTCTACATACTCCTGTGCCTTTTTTAATAGGTCATAGAGGTAGACAGGTTTTCGCTCTTTCATGAGCATCAATGCAATGTTTTTGATGTCCTGTGTTGGCAGTTTAAACAGATACGCTCTGCACTTGAAGTAATCAGGCGAGGGCTTTTTGTTCTTAAATGCTGATACGCCATTGGCTAGACAGTACATCAGGCAACATTGGTGGAGCTGGCTCTTAAAAGGCAACCCCACGAATTTCTCAATATCTATGCACATACATATTTACACACATATTTGTTTATGTTGTTGTGTGTTTGTGTGGATATTGCACACTCTATGAGTTTCAGGTGATACCCTATAATATGAGCACAAGTACGCATAACGTCGCACATATTGTAGCTATCTGTTGAAGAAAGAGTGCAACGATTTAGGAGGCACAGTACCATATAGGTGCCAACCAATACATAGGCCCCGCACCCGGCTAGAAATATGGTTGTTAAACGTAACACAGCAAACCTCCACTATACATATTTACACAAATAACTACATACACAAACAAACACATATGCACTTACATACATAAATACTTACAGTGCGATGCCCTTATGCCGAGCTACAATTCGAGCTGCTCTGGCCTGTTCTTTGTCGCGACCATTTGCAAGGAAGCGCAGGGATTTCTCCCACACTTCGGACATCTTCTTGCCCTCGTTGTATTTGTCATTACGCACCACAAAGTCCATAGCGGCCTTGATTTCGTCTTCCGATACGTTACCTAAGGGTGCACTATTGGATGCGCCTCTATGATTGTTGTAACCGCCGTCAGAGCCAGCGAAACCGTAATACTCAATCTTAACTTCCGTCGCCCCAGTTTTCTCCGATTCGGGAACAAACTCATCGGGGAGAGCCACGACCTTGCCTTTGAACCGCTTGTGGTCGAGTTCTACGTTGATAACCGGCAGATCATACAGATACCTGCCAATGCCCATTGCAGAAGCAGCCCTTTTCAGAGCACCACTGATGCCACCCTTCAGGCCACTAACCTGTGAGAACTCTGCGCCATCAGCTTTCTCAATCACCTTACCATCGGCGGTTGTAGCCGTCAGAGTGCACACAACACCCTGCTCGTAAATATCCGGTTTGTTCTTCCAACCCTCAACGCCGAACACCTGGTCGAGCCGTTCCTGAATTGCTCGGGCTGTCACAAAAGGCAATAAAATCCCCTTTGTACCCTCTTTGAAAGTGGAACCAACACGCCACTCAAGGTCAGCCAGCGGAAAAGGAGCTTTCAGCTGAGCCTCGACATCGTTCTTTTTAGCCAATTAACACGCATCTCCAATCTGTATTCTAATGGGAAGTTCTCTTCCGTCATGCCCTTGGAACCCGCACTCAAAGTTATCGCGAACGAGCCTCGATAAGCCGTCTAAAATCTTCTTCTCTTCTTCGAGAGAGTCAATCTTGATGTCTTTACCGAGAAAACGGAAAATCTTGGGGAATTTTTGCATGATGAAAAGAACCTCCTGTTTTGTAAACTAAATACAGTCTACCACAGTATACACATAAAAACAATACATTTTTATAAAATAAATTCTTTTTATTAAAAGTATCATTTTACAAATAGACTATAAGTGGTTTACGTTCCCGAATAGTTGAAGATGTGCAAAAAAGTGAGCTACGAATGGTAAAACGTGTTTCCCCGATGGAAAATGTCAGAATTGGTGTTTTTTTTTTTTTTTGCCTCAATTTCTAATGTGATTTTAATAATAGACTGTGACGAATGTAATGTCAAGCAAAGATATTATGACTTTGGTCGCATTCCCTGTGTCGCTTTATCTCTGTAAAGAAATACCATAAGCAAGACCCCAATAAATACAAGGAGAGCCAGTGTCTATTGACACATTAGAAAGTATGACGAATACTCAAAGAAATTATTTTCAGAAATTACCCGCATTTAAAATAATGGGCATAAAGTCCCTAAAAATGAATAGAGTACGCCTGATGCGTAGAGTATGGAGTTGTCAGGGAATATCTATGCTCTTATCGCAGAAACTTAGCAAATGGAGAGTCCTTGGCTATTTCATCGAGGGAACGTGTTTTGACAACGGCATCTGCTTCATGGTTTTCGTAGTTCACAGTGAATACGGTCTTGCGGGTATAGTCGCAGGGTTGTCCGATATGCTTAGATGCGCGTTTATTGGGCTTCCAATCGGAGAGTAATGCTCTCAGGAAATAAGCCACCGGATTCTTTACCGTGCGGGAGTTGGCAACAATGGCCATCTTTTCTTGAACGTACTTAATGCCCCATTTTCTAATGGCAACACTTACCCGATATGGGGATATACCCAGCTTCATGGCAGACCGCATCAGGTTCTTGAGTGGCTCGCCGTCGTTGTTGTTTGTCTTATTATTACATCCTACGGAATGTACCTCGTTATTTGTAGCGATAGAGGAAAGACTGGGGGTTACGGCCTTCAGGAAGTCCCCAACAATGGTGAGTTTACGATGCTTCACAAAGTTTCTGCCTTTCTCGTAAATGCAAAGCACGGCAACCAGGCCAGCTCTACGCAGGTCGGTTAAAATGTGGCTCACGCGATCAGGAGAACGATTCACCATCCAGTCCTTCCCGATTTGCTCGTTCCATGCAGAGCAGTATCCTTGCTTCTTCGATAAGCGTTTTACGCAGTTGTATACGGCGAGATGCGTGTTGTTCAGTTTTATACCGTTTACTGTCCATGCCATACCAATAACCTCTTTTCCTGTTTTAGACATACCAAAAAGGAGCATCCTCAAACCAACACCACAGGTCTGAAAATGCTCCCGAATATGCGTATAGAAATATAGCAAAATACAGCTATAACTCTTGCATTATTTACTCCATTACTGTATAATATAGTAATAGAAAACAATGCTCTGCTGATTCCGTACACAAATCAGTAGTTGCTTTCAAAGTAGGTCTTGCGATTGGCGTCGCTTCCTACAAGTGCCTGTGGCTGCAGGCTATGTGGACTAAAGGATTTCAACCGTTGGCGCGGGAGAAGTCCTTTTTTGTTGTCCTTTTTTGTTGTCCGTGTTCAAAATGTCTATGCATCAAGAATAACACACCATATATGATGGAGTCAAGCCCAAGTTTTTCATAAATATAATACACTCTTCGTTTTTATAATTTCCAAATACGTATGTAAACGAATATAACCATACATATAAAATAAATATGCTTGCAAATAAATATGTACGTGTGCTATAATATGGTTGTTGCGGGGAACCAGTCGGGAACCGCACATAAACAAATACATATTGAAAGGATGTTGTATCTATGCTTAGTATCGATGTTGGATTTGGTAATGTGAAGGTGTATGACGGCGAGGAGGTTACGGCTTTCCCGTCTGTTTACATGGAAGCATCGGAGGATTACATTCCCACTACTGATCCGGACGATCAGCTGCTTGAATTGGACGGTGTTAAGTACCATGTTGGTATGACCGCCTTGAACCGTGGCGGCGAAGCTCCATTTGACCGTACTGATATGTTACGTCACAAGATTTTCATGTTGACTGCTATCTGTGCTATGACGGACACAGAGAGCTTCTCCGATTCGGTTGCGGTTGGACTACCCATTAGCGATTACAAGGCCATGAAAGACGCTCTAACGAAGCTAAAAGGCAAGTATGAAGTGTCCTATAATGGCAAGAAGTGCTCCGTTGACATCAAGAAAATCTCCGTATATGCCCAGTCGGAAGCTGTCTACAAACTGATTGCCAAAGACGATAAGGACATCAAAAGAAAAGTGATTGGCATCGTTGACATTGGACAGAAAACCGTCGATTTTGCTTACTTCAAGCGCGGCACTTACGTCCCAGAGAACAGCGGCAGCTTAGAGAAAGGCGTTATCAATGCTTATCGGGATATTGTGAAAGCTCTTGAAAATGTCGGCTACAATGATATTGAGAGCTATGAAGCGAAGTTATACATTGACAAAGTACCCGAGGAGGCTGACAAAGCCTTTGAGAGAATGGCAAAGACTATCAAGAACAATCTCAGAATTAACCATTGGAATCTCGAACTGATGGACTCTCTTTACATCGTCGGCGGTGGCACCTCTTTCATTGCCCCCCACTTTAAAGATACTGCATATAAACCACTGGACGAAATGACAGCGGTATTTGCAAATGCTTACGGATATTATGCAGGAGAAAAGGACTGATAAAATATGCGAGTTAATATGACAATCACAATAGAGCCGGAAGTAAAGGAGCTTCTGAAGGTTCAGGCTGATGCGATGGGGCTTAATATGTCGGCCTATATATCTGAGCTTGTTCTGCGCGAGGATTTCTTCAAGATACTGAGGGATGAAAAGGACAAGATGCTGGCGGAGAAGGTGGCTCGAATCAAAGCTATGAAGAAGGAAACAAAAAGAACCATCATCCCCACGCATAAAGGTGACGCACTGGCGGCTTTTGAGTTGGAAGATGATTTCAAGGATAGCGTAAGTCAGGCAGTGAGCAAACGAGCTAAGGTCGAAAAAGGCAAAGAGCTGATGAAGAAGGCCGAGGAAGAAGCCAAGGTTGCTGAAGCTCAGGCAGACCAGGCGAACGATGGGCCGGGTGTGGACACCGTGGACGAGCCAGCGGAAGAACCCGACGAAGAATATATTCCGCATCCTGAATATATGCCAAAGCCACAGCAAAAAGAAAAGACCGAAAAAAACGAGCAGACCGAGAACGACCCTACGCCAGAGGATGTTTCCGATGTGATAAAAAACAGCGGGAAGTCCAAACGGAGAAGACCTATAAAAATGATATAAGCCAATGACCGAAGGGTGCCGGAAGGCACTCTTTTTTTATGTGTATATATAAGCAAATACATAAGTACACAATAAAACACATACATAAATAAGTATAAAAACACAGGTGCATACAAACGTGCATAAACGCATAGAAGGGCATGTGTAGGCGTGCATAAATACGTAGTTATACACATACATAAACAAGTATAAAAATACGTAAATATATAAACACACAAATAAATACAGACGAAAAAGGCATAAAAAAAGAAACCGCCTTTCGGCGGCTTTTAGTTTGAGTTCACATATCTTTCCATTTCGGCAATGTTTTTCTTTTTGGATTCATCAACCAGCTTGTGCAGGTACGACAGGATTTCGTTTTTGTATTTCATCAGGTTTGCCCGGTCTACGTCACTGGGGAAAGAGTCAAGAAAAAGCGCATCGTAAGGATTGAGTGTCAGTTCGATTGGCTTTACCTTTTGAACCAGGATAACGCGAGGGTCTATCCCTAATGCATCAATCAGTGTTATTGCTCCAAGCGCTTGCAAACGGCTCCCCTTGCGGGCTTTGCTCCTAGTGGCTGAGATAATTTGCTTTAGTATCCCTGTTTTTTCGGCCAGTTCTCGATCTGTTTCTATCCCAAGTTCTTGTTTATACTGGTCTAAAATGTATACGACTTTTTTTGCCGATACCCATTTATCATAAAGTTCGTAAGAGATATTCCATTTTTGGAGGATTTTGTCGTAATCTACGTCACCTTTGGTTCTTCCCCTTGCCATAGTTACCACTCCTTTTGTGATTCTTTCTTTTTGCTCTATATACAATTATATGGTCGTTTATATGTGTGTGTCAATAACAGCAGGTCACTGTCGTTATGGTTTTTCTTGTATGTTTTTACAATGTTTTTTTGAATTTATTGCCCTGCAAGACAAAGCCATATACCTTGTTTAGCTCTAATTGCGCATAAACATAGTTAAACATTACAAGGTCATAGGTTCTACCGTCAGGACACTCTATGGAGAAAAAGGCCATAGGTTTTCCGTTCTTCTGTTTCCACGGTTTCCAGCGTCTGACACAGCCTAGCACAATCCTCCGATTTGGGGTGCTCTCTACTGGTTTTCCGTTCTCGTCTACTTCAGGTGTGGAGTATTTGGACAGGTCATATCCGGCGAACACATCGACAAAAGTCATGCCCAGCACTTCCATTTCTGCTTTTGACTGGTCAAAGTCCTTGCAGTTCAGCGCATTGACCTCGTCTATACGTTGCTGGATGTCCCACTTCTGCTCGGAATATTTCAGCATTTTGCGTTTGGCATCCTCTTTTTTCTTTGTGCCCTCTTTTGCTGATTCATACAGGATACGATTCTTTTCTTGCCGTTCTGCAGCAGTGTCGAGTTGTTTCTGCAATCGTTCCAGCTGACCGCCTTTATACAGCTTCTCCAGCAGTTTGGCTCTGTCCCCCACAAAATCCAACGCTCCGGCTTTGGTTAGGTTCTCCACTTTGTCCCGAGGGAGTTTTAGGTAGCTGTCTTTGTCGAGTGGTACTGGCAAATCTCCTACGCCCGATATGAAATTCAAGGCAACACGAATCCAAGGCTGGCCGTCAGCGTCTACACCACAAGTCCAACCACAGGTATCACTGTCAGCCGAAGGTGGCAGAATCTTTATGCCGTGTTCTTTCGCATCGCGAACGTATGGGAGCAGATCTTCTTGCTTGTCCCCTTTGTATGCGTTCAGAAACGCCGTCAGATACTCTGCCGGATAATGGGCTTTAAGATATGCTGTTTGATAACAGGTCACGCCGTAGGCAGCACTATGGGATTTGTTGAACTGATACGCCGCACAGTTCGTCAGCCACTCAGCCAGCTTATTCATGGTTCGCGCATCTATCCCGAGGGCTTCGCCGTCCTTTACGAATTTAGGGATAAGCTCAGCCATTTCGGACGGTATCTTGCGCCCTATGGCACGTCTGAACATATCCGCAACGCCCAAGTCATACCCAGCCATTACTTGAACAATCTTCATCGCCTGTTCCTGATATAACAGAACGCCGTAGGTTTCCGATAAGCACCCTTTCAGTTTGTCATGGAGATAGATTGTTTTCTCTGTCCCTGCCCTGCGGTTCACAAAGCTATCAAGCATACCTGATTGGATTGTCGAAGGTCTGTACAGTGCGACCAGGGGGACTAAATCAAAGACCGAGGTCGGTTTCATTTGGTCAATCAGTTTAATCATGCCGCCGGACTCAATCTGAAAACACCCTTTTACATCCAGCTTTTGGAGCATTTTGAAGGTCTTTTCGTCATCGTCGGGGAGCGCATCCACATCAACATCAACACCGTGGTGTTCTTTTACCAGCCGTACACACTCATCAATGCAATCCAGCGTCTTAATCCCGAGGCAATCTTCTTTTAAAAGCCCCATAGCTTCGAGGTCGTGGTATTCATACGCACATACATAGTCATCACCCTGCTTCTCAATCGCCGTCCACTGATTAGCGTCACTGGGGAACAGCATTACCGCCGATGCGTGACAGCCGTAGTTTTGGATAATGCCCTGATACGACTTTGCCAGCTGGCGTAACTCGGGATCTGAAACCTCATCGATGGATGAAACCGCTTTGGATAGTGCCCTGACTTCCTCGGGAGTGTAGTTCAGCGACCGTGCTGCACGTTGGATAGACGCTTTCTCGGCCATTTTACCGAAGGTGCGAACGTGGAACACCTCTTTATACTTATCGACAAGATACTGAATACAGTCCTGCCGCCGTGAGTTTGGCATATCAATATCGACATCAGGGAGGGACACTCTCTTGTCATGTGCGAAACGCTCGAAAATCAGGCCATATTTGATGGGGTCAATCCGTGTAATATCCATAAGATACGCCACTAGACAGCCACCAACAGAACCGCGCCCAATACCCATACGAATGTTTTGCGACCGCGCCCAGCTGATAAAGTCCTCAGTCATCAGAAAGTATGTCAAGTAATCGCACTTCTCCAGTACCTTGAACTCATGCTCTAACTGTTCGACATATACAGGCCATTCCGACCGGGGAACGCTCTGCATTTTCTTTTTCCAGCCAGCCCTGCACTTTTCCTTTACGGCCTCCAGCGGAGTCTTACCGCCTAAATCCAGTTCGGGGAAGTTCTTGCCGCCGAATTTCAGGTGGACAGTTTCGATGGAGTCAGCCAGTTTGAGCGTGTTGTCTATCAGCATATCGACAGTATCAGCCGGAAGATAACCAATAGCCTCTCTTACCTGTTCTTCGGAGTGAATAAAATAATCATCGGTCTGATAGTATGCGTCAGGGTTGTCGGGTTCGATTTCTACTCCCAGCCATTTGCGGTGGATGTCAGCCTCGTGCTGGTTTACATAATGACTGTCCTCTGTCACGATTACAGGAATGTCGAGGTCTTTGCCCATCTGAATGATGTTCCTGTTGTATTCCCGCTGGGTTGGCGTATCGGAGCATTGAATTTCAAGGTAAAAACTATCTCCGAATAGCCCCTTAAACTTCGTGGCACGCTCGTAGGCGAGGTTTTTATCCCAGTCTATACCATCATATACCTTTGGATTTAGGACGCCTCCCATGCACGCTGAAGTGAAAATAAGGCCATCTTTACATTCCACCATGTCCTCGGTCGTTACCCGCATATTGTAAAAATATTGATCCGGTCTCTTTCCTTTGTCACCGTAACCGATAGTCGTAAGCCGCAGCAGGTTTTTGTAGCCGACCTCGTTTCTTGCCAGTACCAGCAGGTGGCAGGTGGCTTTGCGGTCTTTGATGAACACGTTTGGTGTCCAGTACATTTCACACCCGAAAATAAACTTGATATTGGTGTTGTGCTGTTTGTTGTATTTCTGTGTGACTTTATAAGCCTCCATCAGTCCCGAGGTTGTGCCGTGGTCTGTGAGTGCCCATGCTGATTGGCCTAATTCGCCGATGCGCTCTACCATATCGGGAATCTTGGCGATGGCATCACGCTTGCTATAATGGCTGTGTCTGTGTAAGCCGATAAACAAAATAATCATCCTTTCCTGCATACAAAAAAAGACCACCCCTTGCGGAGCGGTCTGATGGTTTACCTTGAAAAATCTATACGAAAGAGTTATAATATTGACAAAAGAAGTGGCTGGCGTTTCGACCCGCTGGCACCTTCCCAAAACGAAATTAGTGTTAGAAAAGGGCTGTCGAGCAGAAGGCTAGGCGGCTTTTTTCATGCGTTTATTTTTTCAGCAGTCCAAGGATTGCCACAATCAGCGTCAGAGTACCCAGTAATAGGGATAACATCTCATATAGCGTCATGCGCCTCACCTCCCCGAAGGGAAAGCACTAACGACACCAACCACGATATATATTCTAACTCATTTTCTTACATTCATCAATACGAGCAGTGGCCACCTTGTGGTATTCGTCATCCAGCTCAAAGCCCACGAAATTGCGGTGTGTTTCAAGAGCCGCTACTGCAGTAGTCCCTGAACCCATGAAGCCGTCAAAGATAACCTGCCCTGGTTCACTGTGATACTCAATGCACCGTTTTATCAGTTCTATGGGCTTTTGGTTTTGGTGGACTTGTTCAGAGCCAGCTACCCTGTCAAAGTACCATACATCGGTCAGGCGTTTGCCGTGGAATTTTTTACGGCCTTTGTTCAGGAGCAGGATATACTCGTGTTGTCTGCCGAAAGCTGCCTGTAAATCCCCCGCCGTCCAGTTGTTTTTTACCCATACGATATTATTTTTGATATTGAAACCTGCATCCCGAGCCATCTGCATGAATTTGTCGATGTGGACACAGGAACAGAACATATACATAGCCGAATTAGGCTTTAAGATACGATAACACTCCTTGATATAATCGTTTATCAAATCGGGGTTGTTGTCGTTTTTTATTTCACTGCAAAATTTATGCTCTTTGTTCTTGCGGTAGTTCGTTTTATAGCTAACAAGATACGGAGGATCGGTCACGATAAGGTCAATAGACGCATCTTTGATGGTTTCCCTCATGCCCTTTACGCAATCGCCCTTCACAATCTTGTTTATCAGCAAACTACACCCATATTCCAGCCGTACCGATAACCACGGATAGCCGCATGGAGCGCAGCCTTGGCCTCTTTCATGGTGTTATATCGTCCGATATGGTGTTTCTGTCCGATACCAATAGCAACGCGGAATTTACGTCGCTCGTTGTCGTACCAAATTACGCCGTCTTTACGCATTTTCAATCAACTCCTGTTATAAAATCTGATTATAAGTCGTGCAACATTTCATACATATCTCGCCAACGTCTGCCTTGTCTGCAGGATTTCCAACCTTTCCAGCGTTTGAATGGTTCGCCTGTACATTTTCCGTCAATCCAATAGACACAGGCCAAGCACAAACACCACTTGTCACAGGCAACCTCGCGACATTTACGGCAGAGTTTTTTTAGAGAGCACTTAAACATCAGTTACCACCACACAAGCCACAACCGAACTGTTCAAGGTATCTCTCGCACATTTCCGCATCGGGACATTCCGAACACGGCGGATCACCCTCTGCTGGAGTATCGTTCAACAAAATAGGCACAGACACAGCCGAAGGCTGCGCCCGCACCCAAATGTCTTTCTTACTCATCAGAACAACAACAACAGGCCAGCCGTCCCCAATCCGGCGAGGTATGTTTCAATCTCTCGTTTATGCCGTTTGTGCTTTTCCTGTTTCAATTCTGCTTGATGTTCGGTATTCAGTTTGTCGGTGTTTTCCTGTACTGCTTTGTTTACTGCAGTGTTGACCTCACGCTCTACGATAGGTGTCACATCTAAAACAGTTTCGGTCTTTTGTTCGACCTGCAGCTTGCCGTTTTCAAATTTCTGCTTTTCCGATACGTTGCCAGCAAGTTCGGTCTTTTCACCGTTATAGGCCACCGATACCACAGGGGCAGGATTCGTAATCTCTACATCAGCGTCCGATGGAGTCTGTTTCTCCACATATCGGATAACAGTATCTCCTTTGACCTCCACTGGAACCTCAATGGGGACAGTTTTTTCAATGGTCTTTTCAATCTCCACTGGCACCTCCACCACGTTCTTGTTGTAGTGCTGACAAACAAAAAAGCCAGCGTAGAACGCCACGCCAGCTACCAGCAACATCAGGGCATATTTGCTATTCAAGGTGATCCAGTTTACAAGCTGTTTGATTTTATTCATTCGTCAATCTTCCTTTCTTTTAGTCAGCCCATTCGGAGGCGTACCAGTTCGCTTTTCCGCGCAGGATGTTACCCCCGGTGCGCTCATCGTCATAGGTTTTGAGATAAACAGGGCTTTCCTCTGTTCCGAGATACTGCAAATCCCAACGCTCGACAGTAGACAAGCAGCCATATTCCTCGTGACACCAGCATCCGTCTGCGTTATCTGCGGCCTCGCCATGAGTCAGAACTCTTTCGCGGTCGATAGTCAGCCACAGAGCATTACAGAGTGTAGCAATAACCTGAGCCATGCACTCGATTTGCTGGGGAGTCGGAGGTTCATCGCCCAAGTCGGCACTCGTAGCACCTGCACAACAACAGAGCGTTACGCCGATAGAGCCAGTGTTTCTGCGCCATGTATGCGCTAACACTTCGGACAAGTCATCCGTAGCCAGCCATATGTCGCCGTTGGCAGTGATGTTGATATGGTAATCATCAAATTTTTGGAAGTAGTGACCTGCCGTCCAATGAAGATACACCTTCGGTTCACGCCCTACGGAACGCGCCTCTGCCCAAACAGCCTCACGCTGTTCTTCGGCAATCTGTCTTAATTCGTCCAATGTGACCTTACGCATTATCTGCCTCCAGTTCGTCCAAAGTCGCAACCTGCTTTACAGACGGCTCATCCACCATGTAGTCATGGATACTGCCGAGAACTTTATCGCATCCACCGCAGTGAATATCAATCACGCTTTTACTGATGTCCTTTTTAATCAGGCGAACATGCCGTACATGACAATCAGGACATTCCACAATACCTTGCATTTTTACACCTCAATCCTTGAAATCTGATTCCTTTTCCGATGTGTTACCCAGTGCCCATCGTAGAGAATCTTTACCCCCCGCGGGGTTACTGCATCAACAATACCTACTTTCAGGAAACGGAACTGAGGAACGATAAAAGCAACTCTCGTCCCCACAGTTACCTCTTTCCCGGCTACGTCTTTGATATACAGCTCCATTATTTACGCCAAAAGAGCCAAATCATAGCTAAGAAAAACGCGATAGCCCAGCCAGTGGATAAACCGAGGATATGAGCCAAAAATACTGCCGCACACGCAACGATTGTCAGTAGACCGCAAGCAACAGCCAGCGCACCAGCTAGGATAAGCATAACCACTGCCGTTAGTACGATAGCACCCACGATCGCACCTACAAGTCCATAGCCAAACTTAGCGACTTTCTTACAGCCGCTTTCGGCTTTACCTGCTACTTTCTCGATGAGATTTTTTACTTTTTTCATTTTCAACTTTCCTTTCTTGTACTACAGTTTTTGACATATAGCCAATCAAACCGCTTATGATGTTTGTTTGTATCGTTGTGTCATAGCCTAAAAACAGGGAAATTAAAAGGGTCAGCACTAAGCCAACCCCTAAAACCTTGTCCAAAGACCAATCTACAATTTTCTCTAATACTTTCAACTCATACCTCCTTCGGACAATACGGTTTCTCCCCCGCAAGGTTTTTACCGAACCGAGGGTCACGCCATGCCCAGCCAACCATTTTCATGCCAGCACTTTCAGCAAACTCGCCCATGCAGGTGATTGCAAAAAGAATCAGAGCAGGGATAAAACAGACTAGCACTTTGATTCTTACGATAAGCGGCTCCTTTTTAAGCCTCTGCCATAACCCTTTCAGACCTTCTATTACTTCTCTCAAATTTTCACCCCCAACGCAAAAAGGCCAGTCCAAGAGTCCATGGGGGATGCTCTCAAACCAGCCTAATGCGAGATAATTTATTTAGAAATATTCGGGCAGAATTACCCGTATTGATATAATTCTATATCGTCGTGATTTCTCCTGCTCATATACCTAAAAACGCTTTTACGACTGTGAACAAAACGCTACCTGCTGCGCCGAGGACTGCCCAGGTCACTTTCGACGAATTGGCTTCTAGGACAGCCACACGCCGCTCCAAATCGGACAACTCACTGCGGTATACCTCTTTTGATATATACAGGTTTGGCAAATTATTTTTAAGGTCTTTTAATTCCTCCGATATGCTGGTCAACTGCTTGTCAATTTTGGCAAGAGCAAATTCTAAGGTTTCGCCATTCAAAATACCACCACCTTTTCTTCACATAGATTTAGTCTGCATACGAATTGATTTATGCATAGTTTATGCCGAATATTCCCGAAATATTGATATTGCTGTTTTGACAATAGAAGTTAGTAGTATCACTATGTGGGTGGTTTGTTCCTTGTGCCCCCCAGCACCACCAATATATGTTCGTGTCTTTCAATAACGCAAATCGATAATGCCAGCTGATTGCGTGTGCCAATTCCCAGCTTTCCCACAATACATGCTGACCGTAATCACCACCATTACTTGTTATAATCAATATCTTATCAAAATTCGTGAAAGGCTGCGTCAGCTGGATGTGATTCCAGTTTGTATAATAAACTATATTTCTCCCGCTGTCAGTTTGTACATGCTTCGCATCTGTTTGCGTTCCTGGTGTTACATTTGTGCCGCTGAAGCTAGACTTCACTATTGTTTTTAAGATATCAGTCATCTGGGGTCTTTTTCTTCCTGAAAGTGTGCGATAAAGGTCATTAAGTGTTACACCGCCTACACTGTCAGCGTTGCCACCATTAGCGGGGAGAGACGTAGGCTTGCCGGTAACTTCACTCCAACTCGGCCATCTTGTAGCCTGTGCTGGTTTATCTGTAATCGTACTCCATGCCTGATTATGTGACGCTGGTGTAAACGAGCTAGGTTTTCCGGTCACCTCGCCCCATGAAGGCCACCGCGTAGCAGTAGCAGGAGCGCCTGTGACTTGCGACCATGCGTGGGTGTGGCTAGCTGGAGTAAAGGTGCTGGGTTTTCCCGATACGTTAGCCCAAGCGACGCTGTTAGCGGCATCCGCTGTGCCATACAAACGACCTCTAAAAGCAGGAGCTTGCACCTCACCGTTTGGCTTCAGTTGAACATCGACCGTTTGTGTGTTGTTATTTTTGTTATAGTTATCGTCAGTGAAATATGTGAAATGAGCAATATTCCCATCGTACACACCGTAGTCCCAAGAGCCATTGGTTGTTTTCGCAGAAAGAACAGGCGTATAACCATTTATGCTTGTCGTGCGAATAGCTGCTTTTGTGCGTCCGTCCCTCCAAGAGGAGCTTGCCGTGGGAACTACAATATTTCCTGTAAAAGTGCCACCACCTGTAGTCATTACAGATGGCTTTCCTGTTACCTCCGACCAGCTAGGCCATCTTGTGGCAGTTGCAGGAGCGCCTGTTACTTGACTCCATGCGTGGGTATGGCTAGAGGGGGTATAAGTAGAAGGCTTTCCTGTTACTTCTCCCCAGCTCGGCCACCTTGTGGCAGTCGCTGGTTTGTCAGACACAGCTCCCCATGCGACAGCATTAGCTTTATCAGCAGTGCCAGCCGTAGCGGCTTTGCCACTGATACTGATACCCCAAGTCCCCGATGCGCCCGAGCCTGTTTTCGTAGGAGCGTAGCTATTATAGTTTGCCGTGCTCAGAAGTTCTGCTGACCAGTTCCATGACGTGCGGTTCTTATCGGAAGACATAATAAAGGCTCTTGCTGCTGCCCGAGAAACGCCGATTGCAGACGTACCACCAGCATCATCACTGCCGTAGTTGTCCATATAGAGCCAGTTCTTATAGCTGCTATCACCATTAATTGACTGGTTGGACATAAGAAATCCTGCACGATACCGGCCATAATACCCCGGCCCTTGACAGCCACCGCTACCAGAGTAAGTGCCAGCGATTTTGTTTGCCACATCGGATGTACCGCCGTTCGCAGGAAGGCTGCTCGGTCTACCGCTCACGTTACCCCAAGCCACAGAGCCAGCCGAACCGGTTACATTGATACCCCATGTCCCCGATGCGCCCGAGCCTGTTTTCGAGGGATAACTGCCGTCATGGTTGTGAGAAGCTGGCGTGAAAGAGGACGGCTTACCCGTTACGTTCCCCCATGCGACACTAGAGGCGCTGGTCGCGTTGCCCTGCAGACTACCAATAAAGGTTTTTGCTTTGAGGTTAGCTAAACCGCCTTTTGCAAGTCCGTCGCCAAATATATAACTTGTTGTTGCTTTTGTTGCTCCATCGTTTCTATAGCCAAACCAGTAGTCTCCTCCGTCATTCTGACCGTTTTTATTCAGAACAATTTCGTTTCCTCGGGTTATATTGATGTTGTTGGTATAAGACGATGTGCCTCCATTTGCGGCCATAGAGGATGGCTTACCTGACACATTAGCCCAAGAGACACTGTTCGCCACATCGGCCGTGCCAGCCGTAGCTGCCTTGCCACTGATGGAAATTCCCCAAGTGCCTGTTGCTCTTGTTCCTGTGGTAGACGGATAAGAACTATCATGGTTATGTGCCGTTGCAGGATAAGTGCTCGGTTTACCACTAACATTGCCCCACGCTACAGCTTTAGCTGAGTCGGCAGTGCCAGCAGTAGCCGCTTTACCTGTGATACTACCGACTTTTAGAGAATCAGTTGCGGGATTGTATTGGAATTTGTCGTTATAATTCGTTCTATATTTTGTGACACCATCTTCAAACCAAACAGGGCGATATTTATCATTTGTCCCCTCGTTCATTTTCAATGCGGTTGCGGTGTCGGCTGTTCCAGCAGTAGCCGCTTTACCTGTGATACTAATTTCCCACGTTCCGCTTGCTCTTGTTCCAGTTGTTGATGGGTAAGAAGAATCGTGGTTATGAGAAGCAGGGGTGAACGAAGTAGGCTTACCTGATACATTAGCCCACGCGACACTCGAAGCACTGGCCGCGTTGCCTGTACATACGTCAGCTTTTAACGCTCTGTCAGCAGTACCGCCGTTTGCGGGCATAGAGGTTGGTTTTCCGCTTACATTTGCCCATGCGACCGACTTTGCACTGTCAGCCGTGGTAGCTGTATCGGCGTTGCCGATAAGTTTACCAGTAAAAGACGTTGCTATTACTTCACCGAGCTTGGCATTTTTACCACCGTTCAGAATGTCATCAACATCAATAAAGCCCCCCAGGTTATCCCAGCCAGTGCCGTTCCAGACAACATTGTCCCCGGCATTACAACCATTGGCTTTGTCGGCGTTTTTTACGTTATACATGTCGCCAATTTTATTATTTTCCTTCGGCAAATCGGAGTAATTTTCGACAGACCCCTTGTATTTCACCACGTCGGAGAGGCTGTCCCGAATGGATTTTGACTCAGAAAGAGCATTTTTAGTTTGTTCTGCTAATGACTCCATTGCGCTTTTTGATGAGGCGATTGTGGCCTGAATACTTTGCGCTTGCTTTAGTACGTCTTTTACCGTTTTGGTATATTCGGACGCTTCTGCGGCTTTGTTTGTTGCCGATACAGCCTGTTCCTTGGCTTGAGTCGCCCATGTTTTTGCTGATTGCGTTTTACCACCAGTCCCAACAGCGTCGAACCCTCCGTCTGGAGATGTATCAGACATAGCCCATTTTTTTGCTAAACTTGCGCTGTTTGCCGCATTAGTCTCGGAAGTCTTGGCAGCGGAAGCCTGTTCGCTAGCAGTGTTTGCCGAAGCAGTGGCACTATCGGAATAACCTTTTACAAGATTTTCGCTGGCCTTTGCGTTAGTCTCGGATTTTGCCGCTTTCTCCATATACTCTTTCGATTTGTTCATAGAGGACTGTGCAGCCGTTTCACTTGCAGACGCGCTATTATAAGACTTCTCGGCCTCAAGAGCATAATGTTTAGAGGAATAGTGGTTAATAGTTTCACCAGACACCGTTTCTGTTTCCACGACATCGGAAGATTCTGCCCAGCTCCGCGCTTTTGCTTCGGAGTTTTTTGCGTTGGTCTCGGATGTTTTGGAATTAGTCTCGCTTTTTTTGGCGCTGGACTCTGATGCCGCCGCTTTTGTTTCGGAGGCTTTAGCCTGCGTCTCACTGGCTTTTGCCTTGTCGGAGCAGTCGTTAGCGCTTTCAGCATAATGTTTGGCAGAGCAATGTTTTACAGGATTGCCGTTTTCGTCCACGGAGTCGGGGATAGAACCTTCAGCCCAGTTCATAGCATCATCTCTATGCTCCTTAGACTTCGACTCGTATTCCTTGGCGTTGGTTTCACTATCTTTTGCGTTTTTTGCGCTATCTTTTGCGTTTTTTGCTTGCATTCCAGCGCTATCTCTATATTCCAGTGATTTTTGCTCATGGCTTTTGGCGTTGGCCTCCGCCGTTTTGGCGTTGGTTGCAGAAGCCTTAGCTTCACTTGCACTCAAGGTAGACTGCTCTGCATGGTGCTTAGAGGAATAATGATTAATCACATTGCCGTCACTGTCTATAGTGCTATCAGGCGTGCCCTCGCTCCATTTTTGGGCGTTTTCTTCGCTGGTCTTAGCCGCTTTCTCGCTAGCCTTACTAGCCGTTTCGGAGTTTTTTGCGTTAGTTTCGGATGTTTTGGCCCCGGCCTCGGCGTTTCGCGCATTAGCCTCACTGGTTTTTGACTTGCTCTCGCTGGCACTTGCTGCCTGTTCGCTGGCTTTAGCGTTGGCCTCGGATGCTTTAGCCGCCGTTTCACTGGCTTTACTAGCCGTTTCAGAGGCTTTAGCATTGGTCTCGGAAGTTTTGGCCGCAGACGCACTGGAGGAGCTGGCCGTTTCGCTAGCCTTACTAGCCGTTTCAGAGTTTTTTGCGTTGGTTTCACTGGCTTTACTAGCCGTTTCGGAGGCTTTAGCATTGGTCTCGGAAGTTTTGGCTGCCTTTTCACTAGCAAGAGCCTTGTTTTCAGACGTTTTCGCATTAGCTTCAGACAAAGATGCGTTATCCGCAGAATTTTTTGCATTGGTCTCGGAGACAGCAGCCTCAGCTGCTTTGGTTTTTGCAACCCCAGCATGATTGGTGGCGACCTGAGCATTATCCGCAACGTCCTTTTGCAATGCCGCAATTTCTTCAAGATATTTCTTTATGTCTGCGATGTTGTTTTTGATTACCCGCATATTGTCGGCCACAGACGATGTTTCCGCTTTCATATCGGACAAAGCCTGAGCCGCTTCGACAGCCTTTTCTGTTGCAACGCTGGCCTGTTCCGTAGCAATCTTAGCCTGTTCCGTAGCTTCAATCGAACCGAATTTCTCATTGGTTCTCATGTCGTTATACATGTTTTGAATGTCATCACGGATGGCAGAAAGCTCATCCGAATTGCTTACGCTATCCAGTGTATCTTTCAACCAGCGCAAATTTTCCGCAATCACATCATAAATACCTTTGTTATCTGATGTACTAAATGGGCTTTTTTTAGAAACGACGCCTTCCCGCTGGATAGTATCGTCAGAATCTCTTTGCTCTAAGAATTGAAATCCCTGATTGTAAATAACAAATCACTCCTTACTATATGGGTTCAAAAATATGAAAATCATAGTATATTGCCATAGCCCCGCTATAATGGTTTACCTCGTTCATTCCACTTCCAGAATGGTAATCTCTGTAAGTGAGCTGACTAAAATCGCCAACTCCGATTATTTTTTGAGCGCCAAACTCAATGAGAGGAGAAAGAATTTCGATTTTGTTTCTATCGGTAAAACGAAAGCCTCCACAGGTAAATGCTCCATAGTTGGGGTTAGCCCCTTGCCACCCTGTATAAAATGGGTTTATAGAGCCACTGTGAACACAGGGAATAGACTGCGGTAAGACAAAAGGAGATTGCCCATTGTAAGCGTAGCTTTCCCAATAATTGCCATTATCTATCAGTCGAGATTGTGCCTTTGACTCTGGGGTGTCACGTCCTGTCCCTGACCATATTTTAGAACTAGGGGGGATGTTTTTATATAAGACATAATTCATTGACTTGAAAAAAGAACTATAAGTCAATTCGCCCTTATCGGTGTATACCTCTATGCCGGCCCCGTGAAGCATTTTATCGGATGAGCACAAATACCCTATTGTCTTATATGATATTGGGGCGCCATCGCTTGACACGTAGTATACCAACTTGCCATCGTAAATTAAGGGAGAGACACACAACAGCACTCCTGACGCAACAGCAAAAACAGCAAAACACTCATTTTCCTCTAAGGCAAAGCCGCACATTTCTCCTCGAGAATAAGAGGCAGACAGCGTTCCCTCTCTGATTATTTTTAAAGTTTTATGAGTATCATCTACCTGTACGATGTCAAGATCGTTTTTTACTTCTAAGTATGTGCTCATTCAATACCACCCATAAGAATAAATAACTCTATAAATTTTATACGATTCGGAAAGACCTGCGCGTTTGTCGTAGCTGAAATTACCATTATAACTCCATTGTATTTTGTTGTTGTCAATGGATATGCCATTTGGATAAGCATAAGATATATACGCGCCGTCTTGTATCTGCTCAACGGACTTTATAAAACATGCAATCCTTTTTCCTATAATTCTATCGTCGGTAATCTCTTGGGGGAGGCCGTGTTGTGCCACAAATGTACCTATTTCATTAAAAATAAAGTTTGACGAACACAGGCGACTATTTCCTTTATCGTCAAAAACAGACAATCCCGCTGGCATCACCATACCCCCAATTTAACACGCAATCTATCGTTTTCATCAAACACCTGTATTAAGTTGTTACTAATTTCAACACGAGCACCGCTTTCTTTTGTTCTTAACGTACCAATATTGGCGCTAATAGCTGATAAAGAGCTAACATTCAATTTGTCAGCAGTAATAGCTCTTGACGATATTTTGTCAGATGTAACAGCCTCGGCGGCTATTTTTTGCGTAGAAATTGAACCGGCTTTTATCATGCCCCCCACAATAACATCTTTTTCGATTTGAGTAGTTCCTGTAATATGCAGATATTGGCCATCAATGGTTGTACCTTTTTCCGTGAGGTTGATTTGGTTGATGATGTTTTTGCCGTTGAAATCCGTTTTGACTACACGCGCATTAATACCATTTTGAAGCTGAGTCAGGGCGCTATATCCGCTTGCTGTAGGCGATTTGCCGAGGTTCGTAACAATAGCAGTGATTGAATTGGCCTGCTGAGTGATTGTTGACGATAACCCCGATATGCTTTTGTCTGTGTTCGTCTTATTGGTTTGCACTGTTGTGCTAAGAGCGCTTGCGGTTTGCTTTATTTGGGATATTTCCGAATCGGTATCTTTCTTGTTCTTTTGTACAGTGGAGCTAATCCCATCAGCTTTTTGGTCTACTTTGGAAATACTAGCAACTATGCCGCCTTCGCGCTTTCCAGTTTTAGGGTTGACCTCGCCGTCTAAGCGGTTCTGTACAGTGGTACTGATACCGTCAGCCTTTTGGTCTACTTTGGAAATATCGGAAGTAAGTCCGTCAATCTTCTTTTGGACAGCAGAAGTTACCGAATCGGCAGACTGCTTGATTTGAGAAGTCAGCTCAGCGTTCTTAGTATCCTGTGCCTTCTTGTTAGCAGCGACCGTCGAAAGGATAGAGTCTGACGTTTGCTTGAGCTGACTGGCCAGCTGTTCGTCGAAATCCTTTTTGTTCTTGGAGACAGTAGACTCTATGGAATCAGCACGTTGACTTACTTTTGAGATGTCACCTACAACACCGTCAATCTTCTTTTGGACAGCAGAAGTTACCGAATCGGCAGACTGCTTGATTTGAGAAGTCAGCTCAGCGTTCTTAGTATCCTGTGCCTTCTTGTTAGCAGCGACCGTGGCACTGATACCGTCAGCCTTTTGGTCTACTTTGGAAATATCGCTGGTTACGCCCTTTATTTTTGTCTCGACAGTAGCACTGATACTTTCTGCCGTTTGCGAAATTTGAGAAGCCAGGTCTTCATTTGTCTTGGCCTGTTCGTTTTTGTTTTTGGTAACAGTGGCCATGATGGATTCGGCCTTCTGGTCTAACTTAGAGAGGTCAGTTCTCACACCGCTGATTTTCTTTTCAACCGCAGAACTAATGTTATCAGCCGTTTGCTTGATTTGTGACGCAAGAGCAGCGTCTTCTGACTCTTGGTCTTTTTTATTGGCTGCAACAGTGGCCATGATGGATTCGGCCTTCTGTGTCAGCTGACTGGCAAATTTTTCCTGCGTTTCAGTATTTGTTTTGGTGATAGTAGCAGTTATTTCGCCGTCAGCCTTCTTCAGCTCCGTTATATTCCCCTCAATGCTTAGAATATTGGTGTTAATTCCCTCTATGTTGGTGTTGATACCGGTTATGTCTGTGCTGATTCCTTCTATGCTGGTGTTGATACCGGTTATGTCAACTCCAATGGAGTCAATGTTTTCTGTAATCTCTTTCAAGCGAGGAACGGAGTCTTGAGCGTCCTTAACAGCGCCTTTGATAACACCGTCCATCTTTTCCAGTGACATGCTCCCATCGGCTATCCAGTCAGGGTTGAACGTGGGATTTACCGTAAACGAATACTCCTGGGAAACATATCCTTCTCCGATTAGGTCAATCCAACACGCTCTAATAGAGTAGACAGACGGAGACCCCTTGAAATCATACACAGGATTTAAAGTGTCAATCACATCGGAAGACGACGCCCCCGTAATGTAAAGCCTTGCCTTTTTTATCCCTGCAGGGAAGAACGGTGTAGTGATTCGCACACCCCGGGGAGTTTCACTAAATGTAATCTTGTCGGGAGCTTCGGGCTTCGGGTAGTTCCACTCACATTCTGCAGGATAGCTGTATTTTCCTTGCTGGTTAACTGCATATACATAAGCCTTACCAGACCTGCTGGTCAGCTTCACAGTGGCAGTAGGAGCAGCAGTTTTTACAAGTAGACCGACTGGGTTCCCTTTATTGGTGTCAGAACGCAGTTCGTAATAAACCACATCTGAATCCACTACGTCGCTCCATGAAAAGCTAAAGTCGTTCGTAAAATCAAAGGTCAGATTATACGGTTGAGAGGGAATTGTTTCTCTCGCAGTAACCCTGCACAACACCTCGGGGCAGTCTTCGATGTCCTGTTCTTTCCCGCTTTTACTTATGGTGGCCACTCGGATTTTATACACATCGCCTATTTTCGCATTGGGGATTTTGAGTGTTCCAGTAGATTCTCCCGCACATCGCCACTCCGATTGATACCCTATCTCGTCTGCAGCAACCCCCTCTGGGATAACGCCTGATTCGCTCACAGGGGCGTTGTTTTGCTTATAATAGACATTGGCGGATTTTACCGTATACTGAGTTGGCAGATCGAAGGAAACAACTATGTCGTATGCGACTGTGCCATCTTCTTTTTTTCGATGTTGGGATATTGCCTTGAGGTTCGTGACATTGGTCAATACAAAATAAGGAGAGTCCTCGTCGGATATGTCTTTTGCAATGGTGTAGCTCTTTGTCTGTATTCCGCCGCCGAGTTCGTCACTGTATATATCGCCGTTATACTGCCGCGCCGTTATTTCAAACTCGTTCTCGTCCGTTTCCCTGATTTCCGATATGCGTACAGGCATGTCTTTTAAGGCATCCCGATAAGAAACAGAGATTACATCCCCCGGCTCCAGTGCCATAGCCTCAATGCCAGTGGTAAAGCTGACCACGATAGGACAGCTCAGGTTATAGTCACTGTAAAATCTTGCCAATCGGAGGGCTTGGGACTGCGAAGTTACGCCACTAAGTTCAACAGTCTTGGAAATTACTTTCCCTCGTTGCTTTTGGTCAGCATAATCGTCACAGACAACCTGAATTACGCGCCAGTTCGATTCAGGATTACACAAGGAAATCTCATAATGATTAGGAACATCGCTAGCTTTGATCGGTGTGATGGTCATACTGGTAATACTGTCATCGTCGAACTTGTGAACGACAGGAGATTCTTGCTCCACCATCAGCTTGATTTTATCCTTGGATATTACAAGCCATGCACAGAAATTCGCCAACATATCCTGAAGCCACTGAGAAGCGTCTTGCCTTTCGTCAACAATCATGTTCAGCTCATAACGCTTAGACCTCAACGGAGTATCGTCAGCATCGTAGACCGTGATTTCCTCATCGCAGTAATTCGCAGCTTCAATAAAGGAATCAATGTCAATGTCAGCCTCTGTTACCCACTCGCCTAAACCATATCGCCTGTTAGTGAGAAAGTCTAACACACATAAGGCTGGGTTATTACTGTATGCGGTTGTTTTTGAGCGGGGGTCATAAACCTTGCGCCCTTTGACGATACAGTCCACAGACGGATTGCCGTTCAACTCGTTGGAAGTCTGGAATGTCATGTCCAGCCACGCCATATGCGGATAACCGCCGACCTCCTCGTAGTTATCGGGAGCTTCGCAATCGTGAAAGGTATATTTTGTGCCGCCTGTTACGGTGCTAGCAGTTACGCTAAGGGGATTCATGTAGCAGCCACGGTCATAATATGTCTCATCCCGATAAAAGACCTCATCGGACAAACGCCCCGTGATGTGATACTTTTTCTTTAAAATAGACCTGCCAATCGCAACACCGACAGAACCTTCACCAAAAGAAACCTTATAGCTCCCATTCCACAAATTTTCATAAGTGGTCAACTGGTCTTTTGATATTTTTTCATCGCAATCCTCGGAAGTACCAATGGTAACTCTCCGCTCACGCTGAGGAGTTTCAACTTTCAGGTCTCCCGGGTACTTTGAGGACGTTGCATAAGGAAACGCCTGCCAGCCCATGCGCATACGGTTGATATACGAAATCAAAGAGCTAGTGCTTGCTTGCCATTCATAAAACGTGTCAGACTTGTCTGCGTCTTTCTTGTTACACAGATAAATAACCTCGTCCTTTCCGTTGGCATACAGGTGCAAGTTTTTCCCGTCTTTCCATGCTTGTGCGTCCTCATACTTGACGTTTTGAATTGTAAAAACAGTGCCTTTAACTTGCTCTCCGGTCGGGATAAGCAAATCATTGGCACACACAGACACAATGCCCTCGATGCCACCTTCACAAAGGACAACGTGTTTATGAAGGGTGTTCTGTTTCGCGTTGGTTTCATGGTACGTCTGATTTCCGCTAATTTTACGCATACCATACACAACCGGGATTTGAGCCGTGCTACTCATGCTCTCTTGAGCTTTGTCGAATCGCTGAATAGAAGGGCTACTTTGGTTCATTTTTCGAGAGGAAGCCATCATCCAAATCGAGCCAACCAAGGAAGATGCCATAATGCCGCCAACCAATGACTTGGTTACACCAAACAGCTTCATGCCCACATGGCCAGCACCAAAAGCGAATGCTGCAGCCGTAATCAAAATCTTACCCACAGTCTTACCTTTGGACTTACCAAACAACTGGAGGTCGATTTTAAACTCTCCGGGAACAAAAGGTTTTAAAAGTTCTTCTGCAAATCTTTCGTCCGATATGGTGTTTTTTGCATCAAAATTCAATCTCTCACCACCTATCTATAAACATTTTCAAACGGAATCGCGGGGAATCCGCTGAAATGCATCATGTTCTTGTATTTTTGGCACATGGTTTTGGTTTTGTCGCAACCCCTTACCAGCTCCGCAGAACGTGAAGAAAACTCTTGCAGGAAGTTCAGGTTAATGGTTATCTCGTTGCCGTCTGACTTGGTGATGGTTCGCGACTCACCCTCCATCGTAATCGTGCCGTGCTTCCAGTAATTCTTGTCATAAGAATTGGGAAGGCGCAGTGTATTCGGAGTGACCTTGGTTACAGTCAGCTGCTCTTTGCCTATGTCCATACGGCAATCTTCATCGCCAAACTCGCTGTTACAGGCCAATCTAAAATCCCGCGAAGGGACTTGTATCTGTGGGAACTCCCGAACAACCTTGCAGGTAAATACCCCATCGGAAAAAGACGGCTCATCAATCTCGCCCGAGAACACCCAAGAGAAGTTTGTTTCGTCCTCCAAACTGTCAGGGTATTGGATGCGAATAATATTGCAACGGCAGGATCTAAAATCGTAGCCGCTAAGAAGGTATCGCAAAAGGTCATCAGAGCAGTCCGAGACCTCCAAGGAGCAATCATTGGTTATACTGTCCAGAGACCTATTCAACTCGTCCCTCTTGATAGGTACGGCGATATATTTCTGTCCAGCAAACTCTATGTCCTCGTCTGCTGCTGCTAAAAACAGCGTTGCGGTACGCAGAGTGATGATATATAACTCGATAAAAAACGGATTGCCACTAGACGCAGCCTCTTTCATGCTTACAGGTAAAACTAACATCGGTTATACCCCCTTTTGAACGCCAAAGCCCATACACGCTTATGATAGAGTGTCGACGTGCTTTTTCCTTCTTTGACAGGCACGGCCATAGCCAGCACCATACCTTTTCCAACATATACGCCTAAGTGCATGTCCCCGTTGACAACGAACACCACACACGCCCCATATCGCAAGGAATTTATGTCCTTGGTTTTTTCCATATGTCCATTGAGGTATCTTAATAAGCGCTTCCACGTCGCTCCTGTGTTGAAGTTTTCATGGGTTATTGGTTCGCCGTCATCCCAAAAGGTCTCCGGCCAGCCATTTTCTCTATAAAACAATCGGGCAAGCCCCACACAGTCGCACTCCTTGAAGGTGTCACCGTTGGTTCGATGCACGATTCCTATATATTTATCTGTGTCAAAACTCATTTAAACACTCCTCTATATTTTACTCATGGTGAATATCGACATAAAAAACAGGCGAAAACAAAAAAAGACTCGCCTCCATATCGGAAACGAGCCTTGATCCTTACACTATTTCTAAATCCATTTGGCACTCATAGCCAACAATTTTCTTGACCTCCCTGTAATCTGTGATGGTTATGGAGTCGGGGAGTCGCACTTTTACCTTTTTTCCATCGAAAGGGAATAGGCACGGTAAATCGGCATGGGACTCATACAGATCAATGACCCTGTCACGTTCTTTCTTCAGCCCCTTGAATTTGACAGACAGTTTCTCCCGAGGCTTGTTGTACTCTTTACGGCGATTGACCGCTGGGGAGCTGCTATACACCTTTGTATTCCAATCGGAAGAATAGGTAACAGCCGGGGTTGCCTTTGGGAGTACATCGCTTTCTGACGGTGTAATCTTGTCGATTTTTCCGCGCTTGTCAATGTCCAGTGAAATATTAGCAGAGAAGCCGACGATCTTGCCGACCTCCCTTTTGATTTTTACCTGCAGAGCCGAGCCAAAATAAACCTTTTCCGTCTTGCCGTCATAGTCGAAGTAGAAGGGCTTTAACTGTCCGAAGTGGGAATTATAAAACTCCATCAGGTAGTCATAATCCTTGCGACCTCCGCAGACCGTGAACGAGTAGGCTTTTTTTGCGTTAATTCTCCTGCGTTGGAACTGGGATTTGCCTGACATAAAATCAGTCCGTTTCGGTGCCCATGCGAGGGAAATCTTTACCTGCCCTTTGGGGTTCAGTTTAAAAGTCTGTAAATCCTCCATTATCTAAACCCCCTTCGCTGGTTATTCCCCAAGATGGCCTGTAATGCTCTCGGGTTCTTTGCAATAGCTTTCATCACGGATGCGCTGTCAGCTTGCGTGTTCAGGATAATCGGCTGTGCGACCGAACCATCAGACTTGTTGCCATCCTGTACGTCTTGCCGGAGTCCCTGCAGAAGCGTTTCCATTTTTCGGGTAGAGAAACTCATTTGCTTTTCCATATTGGACTTGTTGAAGGTCTTATAGCCGTTGATTCCTTTCAGACTCATAGAAGGCGCATAAGACTCCCCGAGGTTGCCGCCGTTGGCGTATCGTTTAAGGCCGTTCAATGCCCCGATTGCTTCAGGGTTATTGTTCAACGTGTCGAGGAAACCAACACCCAGCTTGTCTACCGAGGATTTTTTGATGATGTATTCGCCGTTGGAGGTAGCGATGAACTGTCCTCTGTGCGCAAGGTATGTCAGGATACTGTCGGAAGTCCCTGTCCCTGCCCCTTGGATCAGGCCATTTGTATAAGTATAACCACCGTTGGCAAAACGAGCAATGCCGGAGAGATTAGTAACCATGCCACCAGTGGCACCAGCCTTAACAGAGCCACCTGTGGCTTTGCCGATTGGGGTGAACCATTTCGACATTTGGATTTCCAACAGACGGTCAAGTGCAAACTTGCCTATATCTGTCCAAAGGTTTTTCCATGCGTCCTTGAAGTTATTACCCTCGATAAGCACATCGGAGAACATGGTTTTTATACCATTACCAATTTTCTGCTTTATCTCCGTACCCACTTTGTCGGCGGCCTTAGTTTCTTTGTTTAGGTTGGCTATTGTCTTTGACGTTTCCTGCGCAATTTTGCGCTGCGCATCGGTGCCGTGTTGCTCAACATTTCGCCACGTTTCGCTCTGCAGGTCAAGTGCATTTTGCGCTTCGTCAAGTTCCTTTTTGGCCTTTGCGATTTCCTCTGGCGTACTGGCGTTATGGAGAGCGGCTTCTTTACTGTCAACATTGTTCTTGGCAGCTAATACCTTTTGACGTAATTCCTCCTTGACAGCTGGGGCATCCTCGTCAGCCTTTTCAGCTTCTACCTGCAGACGTTCCAGCCGTGTCTGATAAACAGTGGCTCTTTGTCTGTGATATTCCTCTTCCATGCGAGGGTCTTGGAATATTTTGCCGCTGGATTCTTGCTGATACCACAAGTCCAACGAGTTCAGAGCATAATCTTCTTCCTCTTGGGGTGTCATATACCCGGATGCTTTTGCCGCTTCGATTCGCTGTTGCTTTTCGTTGAGGTCAATTTCTTGTAGCTTTGTACTGTTGCCGTTAGAGTCGAACTTAAACTCTTTGACAACCTTCCACAATCGCTCCAGCTCCTCGGTGTTCTTTTTGGCATTTTTCATGCGCTGGATAAGGTCATCCATATCGGAAGGAGAAATATTGGTAATGGTCGTGCCATTCCGCTTCAACGCAGCCTGTACATCACTGTCCTCAGACATTTTCTTAATGAACAGTTTATAGGCTTCTAGCACATTCCGCTTTGTAATCGCAAGATAAGTAGCCTGCGTATTAGCTTTGTCTCTAGCCGTTTGAGACTGCTCTTTGATTGACTCGGCCATTTGACCAGCATCTTCTAGCATTTTTACTTCTTGTTCTTGAAGTTTAAACAGGTCTTGCTGGCGTTCATACCAATTCTGTACAACATTTTGCTGGTTTGGTCTCCAATTCAATAAAGTAGGCTGTCCATCCGACTCGCTATTTTTCCATTGGAAAGCCGCTTGCTTGCTGCTGCCACCAAGTGCAGAGCCAGTGGAGATATATCCCCTAAGACCGCCAAAATTTGCCCGGTAGTCAAGCTCATTCCCGAAGTGAACCCCCTCAGTGGAGTTACGGGCTATATAGTTACCTTGTCCATCAGCAAATCCAGTGTGATGTCCCCAAATGTAAATATCGCCCTTTTGTGGTTGGTAGCCACTGTCTGCCGAATGATAAAGCCCCTGCGCATCAGCCTGTCTGGCCAATTCGTCTACATTGATAGAGTTAAGTCCTTTTACCCCGGCCTCTACAAGCACCTTGGAAACAAAGGCAGCGCATTGCAGACCGAGGTTTTCTGCCCCGGCTCCGTAGTCCAAAAGTCCTTGGTCGCTAAGATGTTCTGCCGCCTTATCCCAAATAGAACTATTGCCTGTTACACCTACAGGAGTATATTTGTGCTTCAAAACATTTTCAACATAGTTCGGGTCTCCGCCGCCATTGTACGCCCTAAGCGCCGCTTCGATGTTGCCGTTGTTGTCGTTTAACATCTTCGCAAAATATTTGAGTCCGGCCTCGATAGACTGGAAAGGGTCACTCATATCGGAGAAGCCCATTTCTCTACCTGTCGCGGATTCAACCTGCATTACATTACTGGAATATTGACCATGCGTTGATTCTCGTTCTGCGATTTGATGAGCCAGCACCTTATCGACACCATACCGCTCGGCCATGCGGTTAATATAATCGTCATACTGGGAGCCAGTAATAACGTCCCCGCTTGCATAGCCAGTACCATAGGCACTATGATGAGTCAGCACAGATTTGTTTTTGTTGTAATCGTGTTTGGAGTCGAAATACTCGCCCTCGTTCATCCACGCCTCTGCCTTACGCTTCAGTTCCTCATCACTGGTTTGCGGATGGATAGTTTTGTAATAAGCCTCAAGTGCCCCTTCATATCCGCCAAATCGCGCCTGGTTATTCTGTAACCATTTAGAGAACGCCCAAAAACGAGACTCCTCATCGGTCTTTCCATCGGCATATTGGTTTGTCAGTGCCTCGGGAACCTTGAAAATATTCTTATCGGAGAAATAGTCCGCATGAACCTTCCACGGGTCGTTATGACCATTAAGAGCCGCCGCAAACGACAGTAACTGACCGATAGTAAGAGCGCCAGTTTCTTTAGACACAGTATTTACATAGTCCATAGGCTCGTCATTACGGAAAGAGACAATCTCTTTCTGTCGTTCAAGTTTAGCCTGTTCTCTAGCAGCTTTTGCAGCCTCGCGTTTGGCCTTAGCGGCTTCTTTGGCAGCAGCCTTCTTCTCTGCTTCTGACAGAGGATGCTCTTTGCCTCCACCGGGGATTCTGCCGGAAGTGTCTATATCTTCCCTTTTCTCATAATACTCATGTTTATCTTGGTCATATCCGACTCCACGCTTTACGGCCTCAAGACTATTCCACCTGTCACTTAAACGGTCAACTTGAGGTTGGAGACTGTCTATAATTTTCTGTTGTTCAATTACATTTTGCAGAGCAAGAATATTTTTGCCAGAGCTTAAAAAATCCAACCTATTAGCAAAGTTTTGAGCATGAGATTGAGCGGAGCTTTTAAAAGACGCAATCCATTCATCTGTTTTAGCATCACCGAAAACAAAACGAGAAGCTCCACCAATCATGGTAGACTCCAGAGCTCCTTGCATCCCGAAATCAAAACCAGCCATCAACCCTTCAAGGGCAGTAACGGTGGCGTACAGAGCTTTATATGCAGTCGCAACGGCATAGGTACTGTTGATTTCAGCCTTTTGAGCCTCCAAGATGATCTTTGCTGATTCGATTTTAGCATCAAGGCGGTCTTTTTCTGCTGTTATTTCAGACTGAGCATTATCTATTTTCTCTATCGTTTTAGCCTTATCGGCTTCAGCTAGGCTCTCAATGGTGTCTTTGTTTATTTTTCCGTCTTTGTCGAACTCAATAGCGTTGGCATGGAGTATTTGTTGAACCTCGTCACTAATCGCCCCCATTTGTTTACGAACGTCTGCTTGCCGTTGTGCAGACTCAGCAGAACCGTCATCAGCGGCTTTTAAAGCGTTCAAAGAATCAACCAGCATATTGTATTGGTCTGCGAGCTCTTGCGCTTTTTTTGCGGCTTCATCGTGCTTCTCCAGCTCTAGAGCGGTGGTGGTAGCCACTTCTTCAGATTTTTGAATTATATCTTCCTGCTTCTCTTTTAAAACCTCCGCATCGTTAGCACTTGCTATGAACTGTTCACTTAGTAACATCGCAGCCGTAATCGCCAGCCCCATAGGGCCGCCTAACGCGGCAACTATTCCCCGAAGAGTACCTATCGCGCCGGAAAACAATTTTACCCCAAAAGCGGCAACCGAAGATGCCCTAGCACCTTTGGTCATCAAGCCGTTCCATATTGTCATAAGGCTATTGGCCTTAGCAATTTGGACATTTCCCGCTTGTAATTGCTTTCTCATCTCGCCATACTTTGCTGCGCTAAATTGTGTTGCTAACCCACTGCCTAACGAAGCAACTCCAGCAGAGGCTCCACCCTTAAACGTACTAGCAGCTGCAAAGCGTCCAGCCGCACGAGCCGCCATGTTTATAAGAGCAGGGATAGCTTTCCACGCGATAACAATTTGAACTCCCAACTTTGCCCATTGATAAAAATGAGTATCTGCGTCCATAACGGCATTTACAATTCTATTTAGCGTATCGAGAATCCACTTCAGATCGTTGGCCAACCCATCCGCGCCGCTATTAGCAAACCAGTGAGAGACATTAGTTTTTAGGGTTTCCCACTTACGAGAAATTGTATTGAGCTGAAGTTCCAACTGCTTATCCGTAAAACCTGCAGAGTCACTAGCTTCTCCCATGGTACGCTGTAACTCTTTGTAGTTCGCAAGAATAGCATCGATTTTTGAATACTGCTGTTTACCACCAGCAATAGGCATCATAAAGTCACGGAGTTCTTTGGCGTCTTTGCCGCCAGTACTTAGAACGCGAGAAATATCCAGAATAATATCCTTCATATCTCGAAGTTTTCTGCTACCGTTTTCTCCAATGTCGTACACTCTAACGCCAAACTGCTCCATGCTTTTGATGTTCTTATCGGAAAGGATAGAAGAGAACATACTTTTTAGAGTCGTGCCTATCTCGTTGCCTGTCTTGCCAGTGGAGCGAATACCCACAGCCACGAGCGAGTTCAGTGTCTCGAAAGACACACCACACTGATGAGCAGCCGCGCCTGCTTGGTTTACACCTTGAACCAAATCCTGAGCAGAAGCACCCGAATTGTGTGCCAGCTTTGTCCAAACGTCAAGGATTTTTCCCGAGCGTTCCATCAAAAGGTTAGTGTCCTCGGTCTGTAAGTTAAACTGTGATAACGCAGACTCGAGACCGCGAGTAGCTTCAATGGGGTCAAAGTTGTCGACCGTTGCCATTTTCATTGCTTGTGCGGTCAAAAGAGAGGTATTCTCTGCTCCTTTGTTGTGGTTTCCGTCGGCCTGACCATACATTCTACCTATTGATTTTGCCGATTCGAGAGCACTATCGAGAGACTGCCCATAACGAGCGGCAATATCTGCAAATTTACCGAATTGAGCGTTAGCAGCAGACTGCCCTTCTTCAACTTTTGGCAACACCTGTGCAATACCAGCCATAGCCAGCTCATATTTACTAACAGACGAGATAACTTCGCTCGGAAAATCAACGACGGTGTTTTCGATTCGGCCACCGATTTGCCAGTTAGCAGACTCTCGCGCCCTTTTAGCAATATTCCCCAGCGTCAGCTCATGCCGTCTAGCCTTGCTGATGGCTCGATCAAAATCCTCAGCGAGGTTGTTCATTTCTTTGAGGTCTGCCTTGGCTTTCAAGAAGTTCAATTTGTCGGCCTCTTTGCCAGTTTCTCGAAACCTCATATAGAGCTGTTGCGCTTTGTCTTTCGCTTCGGACAGGCGATTATTAAACTGCCCCAGCTTTGTGTTTACGCCGTTCAGCAGGGAAGGGTTCAGTAATGTTGCATCGCCATGTAAACCTTGCTCCACTGCCCTGTCACGCAGGTTGCTAATTCTGCCCAGCATATTGTCATAGCCCTTTTTAGACAAACTCTGGCCATCTGCGCCTCGGTATTTTTCAATGTCCTTCCAGAGCTTTGCAATATCTTCTATGAGTTTTGCTTGCTCTTTAAGGCGTTTCTGAGCTTCATTGTCAGCTTTCTTTTTCTCTCTAGCTGCCTCTTTTTCGGCCTCAGTAACTACCTTAACGCCACTCAGCATGTTTTTGGTCAGCTTGCTGGCAATATCCGTGGCACCAATATCAAGCGCCTTGCGCCTAATTTTTTCCATTTCCTCGAGGAGTTGGTGCATTTTCGTTTCGGAAACTTCTTTCCCGCTAAGGAAGTTTATATCTCTCGTAAATTTACCCAGCTTATCCTGAAGGTTAAAATATTTCGTAAAACCGCTTTGAGCATCTGCGCGGTTCTTTTTGATGCGGTCTTCATTTTGCTTTATTTCAGCTTGAACACGTTTCTCATTATCTAACCTAGCATTGGTAAGTTGTTGCTCTCGTTCCAGTCGCTCCCGAGCCAGTCGATTGTTGTTAATCTCTTGGGCTTTCATTCTGTCAAGCTCAGCCTTTTCCTCGGCTTGTGCCTGACGTTTTTTCTCAGCCGATTCTCTGGCCAAACGACGATTATTGATGTCCTCCGCTCGCATTTTAGCTAACTCATCCGCTTCGGACGGAGTAGCCGATAACCGTTCCCTGCGATTCATTTCGGGATAATATGTGCCAGTGGTTTTGTAGAGGTCGTTACGGTGTGGGTCACGTTCCTTTTCCCCGAGAGCCTTTTGGACAGCAGCCCACTCATCCTTGTTTAGCTCTTGGCGTTTTTTGGTGGCCTCAATCCGTTGGTTTTCATTTTCTTTGCGTTTTCGAGCCAGCGCAGCTTCTGCTTCCAGCTCTCTTGCATACGCCTTTTCTTTTTGTTCGAGGTATTTCTGCAGAGCTTCAGTATCTTTTTTCTGCTGCTCCGCCTTGGCCTTGGCCTCGGCCTCTTGCTGGTCTTTTATTTTTTTTGCCTTTTTGCCAGCCTCAGAATTTGCATAAACCGGGTCGGAATACGGGTCTTTCCCTTTTTTCACAGCTTCTTGGCGGTGTTGTTCGGCTATGCCGTTGGCTACCTGTCGATCGAGTTCAGCCCTCATGGCCTTGTTTTCTTGGAGTTGTCGCTCAAAGTCCTTGTATTCTCTTTTTGCAGACTCTAGACCTATCCCTTTCGCTCCCCCATTACTGAGTTTCGCGAGAACATTAAGAGCCTCGCCCATCAGGGTTTTAGCTTTTCCCGTTTGCCCCAGTGCATCGTACATATCGGCAACCATGCGGGTGGTTTTCTGCAGTTCCTTTTGAGCGGCAGACATATCGACCTTTACAGATAAGCCAGTCTTTTCTTTTGAAAACTGGTTCATCATGTCAGCGATAATTTTCTTTCGCTTTTGCATTAAGTTCTGCAGTTCTTCTTCCTCTTTTACCTGAGTCTTAGCCACCTTAGAGGACATTTTCTGAGCCGCCTGAAAAGCCTTGGTCAGCGAATCGAAACCGCTTTTTACGTTATCAAACTTCAATTTGCTGATTTTGTCCAGCCCATCGGAAAGCTCTCTGATTGCGGTTAATGCAGAGTTGGCCTCAAGCACGAGATTTGTCCGTAGTTCTTGGTTTTTATCCAAATTTTACCTCCTGTATTGTAGAGTTATTAAAAGGCAGTATGGTATAATATAGACAGAAAATTTAGGGAGTTGATTGATATGTTTTTTCTGTTTCCCATGAGTTTGGGTGCTACAATCTTTGTCTTTTCCTGCATAGGGATAACAGTGTGTTTTAGTATTCCTGCAGTTTGGGCAGGTCTAGGGTTAGGGACGCTAGCAACTGGGACTCAGCACGTTTTGTTAAGAGTTGCAAACCTAAAACACCTATCACTAGCGCTTGTTACGGCTCCCATTGTTGCTTTTTGGCTTTTATTGATTAAAAATAAATTGAAATATAAAGTCGATTGGAAAGAACTGGCAAAGGCGATGACAATGAGCCTTGTGTTACTTCTGCCGTTCACGTCTTTCGCGGCATACCTTTTTGTGACAAACTGCCTAGACCCCAATTCGGCAACCAGCTGGGCAGTTAATGTCCCGCCGCGTGAGCAATCTATAATGTGGGCGCAAATAGCTGACCAACAAGCAAGATGCGAGACATTCATAGAGGCTCAGCGAGCCTTACTGGACATCATAGACTACTCTCTCATAGCTTTGATACTGCTCGCAATAAAAACAGTTGCCTTTGGATATTACAACTCGATTAAAGACCACGAAACGGGAAAACTCGCTTTTTTTGAACCCAAACACGAATACGAGATAAAACAAGAAATATACAAACACTCCCAAAAATGGGGCTGATTACATCCCGCCGTTCATCATAAACTGCATGAAGTCATTAGCGTCACCATTCTCAGTGATTTCTTCCTCGCCCTTCAGGTAGGCTTCTTCCTTTTTAGCGTTGGTGGCCATGCCGTCCATAAGCCCCTCAAGTTCAGGGTAGCTCATTTCGCCTATATCTTTTACAGTCATACTGGTGTTTTTTACGATACTTGCGACCAGCTCGTCCCAGCTTACTTGCTCTTGCTGGTCTTTTTTTTTGTATCTTTGTAGCCGCTGATAGCAAAGAATACATCAAAGATTTTGGGAACCATTGCCACATCGACAAATTCCTCCAGCTGCTCTGCGGTGTATTTATTGCCAAACGCCATTACCAGCATTTCCATCATTGCGTCATATGGCTCATCGGAGAAAGCCGAAGCTGCTTCAAAATCTCCAATCTCTGCCACTTTTGCGAGGTCAGGGGACAGCAGATTAAGAATAGCCATATCGGTACGGAACTTTACAATAAAGTGTTGGATGCGCTTGCGGTCTTTAATCAGTGCCGGAAAAATTTCACGGTCTTTGCCATCGCGGCATTTAATAAAATTATCAGTCATAAGTTAAACTCCTTTCTGTTCGTACACCAAAAAAGACGGGGCATCCAACCATAAAAGATTGGACACCCCTTTTCTTTTTACTCAGTGGCTTATTCGCCAGCAGATTCAGTCGGCACAACCACGTCCGGGTTGCCAGCCTCTTCCTCGGTCACATCCTGCCAGGAATATGCCCAGAACTTCTCGTCAGTGCGTTCCGGATCAACGATGTTGAAGGTCAGCTCGGGAGCAAAGGCGTTCTTGTGCTTGAAGTCAACCTTCAGGGAACCGTCAGAACGTGCCTTGTAAATCGTCAAGAACTGGCGGAGGATGCGGCCGTCCTTCTGCTTTACAGGCTTAGAACGGAAGAAAATCGTCACATAGCCCGGTACAGAGGTCGTCTTAACGTCAACGCCCACTGCGTTCTGATTTACACTGTACGCATAAGTAGCAACCAGCGTCTGATTGGCATACTTAGCGTCAACTTTGCCATCCTTATACGGAACATACTCGCCCTCGTCCGTGGAGAGAACCAGCGTTTCAAGGTCAGCAGTAGCAGCGTGAGCCAGCGTAGCCGTACCATCGGTGTCAACCTTAACTTTTTCCTCCATTGCGAACACAACAGCCTTTTTGGAAGCCGTCACGCCCTGCGTAAGAGCCACGGTCTGCGCATCCATGGAAGCGTTTTGGAACGTGACCTTACCGTCCTTTTCGGTCTGATAAGAGAACAGGCTTGCATTGGATTCGCCGCCTTCGATATTTTCCATCTTGGAGCTGAACTCGAAAGTTGCGTTTTGCAGGTGGATATAACCGACCTTGCCGTTCTTGCCGCCGACTACTGCCTTGCCAGTACCTTCGACAAAGAAATTACGATTGAGTTTTACTTCTGCCATTTATTTTTCTCCTTTGAAAAAATTGATAATAAAAAAACGCTCTCGTTAGAGAGCTGTCTATTTCATATTGATACCCCATCGGGTTATTGCGACCATATAATAGGTCTATATTTTTGGGTATAAATGTATACACCCTTGGTGTTTGAAGCCACATCATAGGAACTATCACATAGAATACCCAGCCGCTCCATAACTCTCCCCACGATTTCACTCATTTGTAACAAATCGGAGTAGCTTTTGCCGTAGTAGTCAACATTCAGGAAAGCCCTGACTGCATAAATATTTTCAGTCTCTGTCGTAGAGGACAAATACATACTGATAAAATTTACTTTATCTGCAGTAGCATAGGAAAGCGGGGTGATACCCATTCGGATGCGCTCACTGCGTTCCTGGGGGGTTTTAGGGTTGCCCAGCAACTTCGCAAGATCTGCGTCCTTCCATAGTTCCTGATATATCTTGCCAAATAACTCTCGCCTACTTAACAATTTTTATCTCCTTTGGGAACCTGCCCACTAGCTCATACAAAATATCCATGACTGCGGTCTGTATTTCTTCGTTCATTTCATCAATCAGGCCGCTTTTTTCGAGGATATTGCTGATAATGTGCTTTCCCCGAATCGGAGTAAACAACGGCTGGCCGTACCATGTTTCGATGGGAACACCCTTTAATGTGCCGTGGGAAAAATGCTTATTGCCGTCAATGTCGGAATAGTAACCATACGGTCTACCGACAACAGCCATATTGTGGGCCATTCTGTCCCAGTTCACATCAGGATTGTTGCGCAGGTAATCTTGCAGGAAAGGATTTTCCTCTGTGGACTTGTCCATCAGCGAACCCTTACCAAACTCGGCTATCCATGCTTTCTGCCCATAAGCGCACAAGGCTCTAGCCACCGTATCTTGCGTTATCTCCAGTTCTTTTTGTTCGATGGCTGCTTCACCATCAATCGTGTCCAATGCTCCCCACTGTTGCCGGACTTCATCACAAGCCAACCTGCAGTATTTACGGAGGATCTTCCGCATTTTGTTCAGGAGGTGCTTTTGGTAGTCCTTCCTCACAGCGTTCTGTTGTCGTTAGAAGTCTGAACCGCCAGTAGACCATCAAATTTGGTCTTGTCGATAGCATCTACGCAGTATTTTTCCCCATCGAGAATAATCCTGTCCATTTCTTTGATGTCGCATTTGGGCATCCGAAATTCCTTTGTAGTGCTAGGCAACAAGCCAGCGTTCAGTAGTCGCATTTGGGCATTGACTGTAGTATGGTTTACAGCTACGGAATCAACCAGTTTTATGGTATTGCCAATGACCTGGTCGAACTCATCATACTCGGGTGTTGCGCGGTAAATATCGGCCACACCATTACACCTGTATACCGTTGCTTGGATTGACTCGTCAGCGCGGCGTACCGATATAACGAGAAATGTGCTTTCTTTTTTCTGCAGACCTGTCTTTGCCGTAAAAATATCGCCGTTCTCCAGTTTCGTCTTTTCGGAAAGCAGGACAGAATACACAAAATTGGATTTGAAATTGGATGAGCCAGTCTTGCCCACACGAGCAAAAACAGCCTTTTCCGGCTCTTTGCCGTATATGTTGATGGGTGTTTTGAACCGATTAAACATTGCGAACATCGTAACTCAGCCCTTTCAAAAGCAGTTTTATGTCAGATGTAAAGAAGCTATCATCCGTCATAAGCACCTGAAAGTCCAAAGAGGTTAATTGCTTTGCCCCAGCGAAGGATTTTGCCTGACGAATGTTGCAAGCAAGCATCCCGCAAGCGTCTTTCAGTCGTTGAGGATACTCAGCAAAACCGCTGGTATAGGTAACAAGCAGCATTTCGGGAACTGTGTTGAATACCATTGCCGTCAGGTCTGTTGAATCATTCTCGAGCGTGAAATAACCATCCATTTCGGGATCAAGATCAATCACTTCAGGGGACATTTCGGACTTCACCTTGCCAAACATGGAGCGGGAAACTCCCACCACCTTGTCTACACTCGCCACAGGCGAATGACTGAGTTTTCCTCTGCCCTTCCGCAATTTAATGCGGTCTGTGAACTGCGATAAAGCGAAAGACCGTCCTAAATAACCGTCAATCAGACTTGAAGCCATTTGCGCATCTTCCATCGTGAGTTCATCCATGATGTTCTGATACGGCAATAACTCCTGTTCCGTCAGATAGCAGTTCATTTAATCAGCCCCATAGCCTTGATAGTTTCCTTTTCCTCGGGTGTCACATAAGCAACGCCATTCGGACAGTGAATTGTACGGTGTTTCAGCGTAATGCTATGCACTCCATCAACGATGTTTACATAACCATCTTCCGTGATTTCTTCCTTTTTCTTTCTTGCCATTTATACACCCCTTTTCAGTAACAAAAGCCAGCCCCTCCCTATCGGGAAGAGCCAGCCTGTTTACTAATCTTAGTTACCAGCAGCAGCTTGTGCCGGAGTAACAGTTTCCTCGGTGCGGCCTTCGATGGTGATGACCTTGTGGCCATACTCGCCAGCCTTAACGATGAACGTATCGAACAGAACAGCGATAAAGCGGGTTGCGAGGTCTTTTTCCGTGCCCAGCTGGTACACACGCGGTGCAGCAGAGGCCACATAACGACGTTCGAGCTGTTTCTCATCAACAACGAGAATCTTGCCGACCGGGCAGTAGATGTCGCAGATGATGGGCAGGATGCCAGCAGCAGTCATAATAGCGTCTACCTTAATGCCGGGAACGACTTCCATCGTGAAAGTCTTGAGCTTGTCCTTCTCCAGCATTTCTTGTTCGTCGAGCAATGCCTTATCCAGCGGGTTCATGTAGATGGCGCTGGGGCGAACATTGTACTTTTTGTTGTACATCAGTTCAGCCACGTTCTGAATGATACCGAGAACAATGCGGGAGTCCTTAGCAATCGTGCCCTTCTTTTTAACCTGAGTGAGAACAGAGCAATACTCGGGGTTCTTGGTGTCCATCAGGTCGGTTGCGTTACCAGTCCACACAGCGCGGTCTTGGGCATCCAGCATATCCGTAACCATTTCATTCAGGGCATCAGCCTGCAGGTCACCAAAGCCAGCGCCTTGGGAATCGTAGTACACCTCGCGGTCGAACTTGGAGAACGTGATACCATCGACCAAACCACGCACGAGAGCACTTTTTTCCGTGTAGTCCAGAGTCGTATCGAGGTTGTGGTCAATGTTGCGAGGATTGATGAACTGGTGCTTGCTGTCATGCGGCTCCTTCTCGAAATAGCGGGTCGGGTGGCCGGTTGCTGCCTTTACAGGTACACGCTGAAGCAGTACACCACGCTTGCGGGTGTTGTCGAGAATCGGCTTATCGAAAACAGGTACATGGATAGCACCAGTGCCGATATAGTCAGCAGTTACTGCGCCGAAACTCATCTGACGGCTTACGCCGTTAAAAAGACGTTCCATTTATTTTTTCTCCTTTGAAATAAAAAATCGCATAAAAAAAGACCGCAAAAGCGGCTCTCATGTTTTATCTTTCGTGAGTAGTATTCGGAATCAACTACCATACCTCTTTATCGGAGCAGTGTTTTACACCTCTTGGATAAGAACAAGTATTTCCACAACGCTTATAGATACTTAGCGGGATTTTTCAACATCCACGATAAGACGGAACACCCATGAGAAAAGTGATGGAAAGAGTCTCGTTTCTCTTTGCTCACACGACTAGGTGTTTTTATTTTTTCAGTTCATGGAGTTGTATCAAAACCTCCACAGGGCTGAGGCGTGCACCTAATAAATAACCCCTACCCTTTGTTTGCCTAATTACTTAGACTCGAACTCGTCGCGATGTTCGTTCCAAATGCTCAGCTGCTTGCTCCACTTCTGAGCGGGAGTCAGGCTGTCATCCTTCTGAACTTCTGCGGAAAGTTCCATAGCCGTTTTTTCGTGGTTATCCAGCTGTTTTTCCGTGCCGGGGTTCTGTTCAGTCTTACGACCTTCCGGAGCCTTTTCCTGTACACCGAAATTCTGTGCCTTGAAACCGTCAGCGATTGCAGACTTGATGGCATCCGTCATAGCAGAAAAATCCATAGCCTGCGGCTCGTCCTTCTGTTCGGGTTCCTTTTCTTCAGGCTTTGCAGAGAGCTTTTCAACTGCTGCGGTCAGCTTACCAACCGTTTCATTGAGAGCACCGAACTTTTCTTCAAAAGCCTTATTCTGCTCGTCAAGAGCTTTCTGTACTTCTTCGTTCACTTCGTCAATCTCCTTTTCGTTGCCCATGATAGAGCACATGATTTTGGTTTTCTGAAAAGCCGCTTTCGACTTATACAGAATAGAAGCCCCAGTAAAATGGACTCCCAAGCAAGTTGCGTTTTTCTCGCTGTGGTCTATCTTAATTCCGTCAGAATATACTTCGACAGAGAAACCGAGGCTGTCTTTGGCGTTTTCCACGACCTCGCACACATCGGGAAAATCAGATTTCCACAGGTGCCCTTTTGCCTTAATTGCCGTACCGTCCAATTCGGCAGCATCGATTACTCCAACCTTAAAACGCGGGTTGTGCCGAGTCATATTATCTTCCGGCCAGTAAGACCAGCAGACATTGACACCGCTACCCACGAGGGAATCAAGGTCAATATTTTCAGAACTAAGCGTAGTTTTGTAACCACTATAACCGCCGCAGGGCGTTGCGTCCGTAGGAGTATCTACATACCCCAGGACTGCCTCAAACGGTAGTACATCGGGATTACTCGCATCTTGCATGGAAGAGAAGCTGATTACACTAAGACTTTGTGTTTTTTTCTCCATTGGTCTTTTTGTCAACTCCATCTTTTTGGTTTTTACCCACGCCATTAAAACCGCCTGTTTGAACTGCGTATTTTTTGTTCAAAGCAGATTTCATCTCGGCCTGAGTCATGTCGTTGTATGGGCTGTCAATATAGGGTAAGCCTAGTTTCTCGCGGTATTCCGCAAAGGTTAAGGCGTTGGTGTTCCATTGGTCTACGATTATTTGCTGGGCTTTCATCTTTTGGTCGTGCGTATCTTCGTAGTAGAACTCGAATTTTACCGCATCGGACAGTCCCAAACGGCGAATGATTTTTTCGTTGATAGCGTCCTGAATCAGTAAGCAAATGGGGCGAATAGCCTCGTTCTGCATAGACTCATTCTGTTCTTCAACGGTTGAGCGGTCAGTGTTAGAGCCTTGCCCCAGCTTCTTCGGATCGATGCCGAACGACAGGGCAATAATGGTAATGAGGTGTTTCTGCCATTCGAGGAACAGTTCAGAGTCACCTTCAGCACCAATTTTAAGACTCCCCGCACCTTTTGTGCCGCCGATAATCGGGGAACGACCGCTACCATAAACCTCTTCGGCAAAGTATTTTCGGAACGCTTTCAGATCATTCTCGGACACGCCCTCACCCAAGTTTAAGGCATTTCGGGGCATGGCCTGTGAAGCCTGCAAAGCGGCGTATTCTTCTGCCGAACCCAGTGCCATTAACTGCCGATACGCTGACTCCAGCGGGGACAATCCAAAAGCACTGTCGGTTGTTTTATTATGTTGGATATACAGAACATCTTCGTCATAAAGATAGACAGGATTGTACTGATTTTGACGCTGGCAGAATCGCGGCTGCTTCGGATTTTCAAAGAATCCGTGGCAATACTCCAGCGAAAAGCCATTGACAGGATAAAGTTTCATGGGCTGTGTCGGATTGCCTGTAAAAACAATCTCTGCAGCACCGTTGTCCCCTATCAATGTTTCGTTTACAATCTGTCCCCAAAAGGTTCTGTAATCGTCTGTTTCATTAGGGTGCTTGATAATGTTCTCAATCGCCCTGATAGCCTGTTTATAAGACCGGCCATCACCTGCTTTCGCAGGTACTACCCTCCAATTCTGTGCGAGTACACCGTCCCGGATAAGGGAAATCGCACGGTGAGGGATAGCAGAACGAGAAAAATCTCGGAGCATTCTCTCTGTGGGTTTCGGCGTTGACGCTTTAGGAACAGTCTGCGCGAACGCAAAAATCGTTGAGCGCGTCTCCCTGTCCGAGTGCTTGCCGAATCTCATTTGAAACACCCTGCCAAATGCCTTTATCTCCATCTGGCGAATATACCCCCCATCGGGTTGAATTTTGGTCTAATATTAGAGGATATACCTCCAAAAACAAGTTTCTGCCCTGTTACCGGAAAAGCCGCAGAGCAAATCATATTTACCGCATCCATGCCGTCATCAGACGCTTTTGGAAACCGCAGGAACTCATTTACAAGCACCGTTTGGTCTTTGCGGAATTTGATATATTTATTTTTGATACGCGGGATAAGGCCGCGCAGTCTAACCTCTTTCGGGGTTTTGTCGTTAAACTCAGTTATGGGAATTTGAATACCCGCATTGAGTCCACGCTTGGCCACCTCGTCCTTGAACATAGCCTGAAATTGTACTGTTTCAATGACCACACTTTTCAGGTGGCTTTGATATTTCATAGAACCTGCAATAATGAGGTCAATGATTCGGTCAGGTTTATACCTTCCCATTAGCACATCCAGTATGTAAAGGTAGCCTTGCTTATCCTTGCCAGCCCAAATGATTGCCGCTCGGTCTGATTTCGCTTTACCCAAAGATGGATCACACGCACCATAAACCTCCACAATTTCAGGAAGTTCATAGTAATAATCAAACCATTCCGGCAAAAATTCTGCTTGCGAGGGATCAATCGGTTCATTCTGATACTCGGACGCGAAGGAACTAGGATCTGACACCCTAAGCTCCATCATGTTTTCGTAGTAGTCAGCACCGCTTGCAGGCCATAGACTCTCAACGCCCTCTAGCATTTCCGCTCTGTTCTTTTTGTAGAACTTGTAAGCATCCTCGCCAGCGTTATCGTTGTTTTCGTCCAGCATGATAGTTTCCCATTCATCCCACAAGGGAGAATCAGAAAACTTTGTGACCGCCTGATACCGCTTTCTGTCCCACATCGAGAAGGTTGGCTCTGTAAGTAACTTTTGCAGTAATGCTTCATAATGCAAAACTGTCCCGATAAAGATATAGTCGGTGGTCGGCGTTCCTACTGGCAGCAGGGCTTTCATAAACCAGTTGAATAGTTTGCGGCGTTGTGCCTCAGTTTCAACAGCTTCATCGTTCTCGAGATCGTCAATGATGACCAACTCGGGGCGAATAGAGCCGTATTTGTTACCGCGCAATTTCTGCCCAGCACCGCGCCCATAAACCTGAACTTTGTTGGATGTGATGATTTTGTCCTGTGCCCATTTCTCCTCAGAGGATAAGTCGCCGAAGTCGGCTTTAATACGCTCATTTTCTTCCAGTTCTGTCTTAATGGCAGAAATGAAGGACTTGGCCTGGTCGAGCGTATCAGAAACGAGTAGAATATTCTGTTTGTACTTATAGCAAATGCACCAAATAATCAACAGGTAGCTGATTACCTGACTTTTGCCGTGGCCACGCGGAGCGGCTCGTACATAGTAATTCTTCCGGCGTTTACGCCTTAAAATCATTTCCTCCGCTGATTTGAAAATTTCTTTGTGCAGTTCGGAGAACTCAGATGTAAAAACATCCGGGAAATAGGTTTTCGCAAACAGTTCCAGTGATGTGGCGCAGTCCCGAACCCGCACCCGCAATGCTTCTGTGCCATTCCCCTTTTTCGAGGTCTTATCCATAGCCTCAGCAAGTTCATCAAAGAATCTAAGCTGATTTTTCTTTGCCATGAATACCTCTAAATTGCTCTGATGGTTTCGTATACTTCCGAATTGCGAAGCTGCTCAAAAATCTCTGCTCGAACAGATGGGTACTTGTTCAGCGTTGTCAGGACTACTCCCAAAACCTGACGCACTTTGCTCATTCCCAGCTGTTCTTTTTGGATTTTCGATACCGACTCATTGAGGTCATTCAACTGTCGTAAGCAGTTCAGGTATGCGTTATTGATACTTGCATACTCCGACAACTTTTCCTCATCCTCTTTGATTTCATCGAGGAATCGCTCCATTTTGTTGGTGCGCTTGACCAGTCTGTCCCTAACCTTACAGGCTTCGCCCAGCGCATCAAAGTTGGTGACGCTCTTGGAAATGTCGTTTCGGTTCATATCAGTCATACCGTGGGAAGTACAGTATCTCGAAATCGTCATTTTGTTGACAGGCTCTGCACCTGCAGGAAGATACCGATTGTTGATCTCGTCGGCAATCTCTTCACAGGTGAGGTCTTGTCGAAGGGCGAGAACCTTGGCTCCCAGCCCCAGTTTATCAATCTTGGACTGTCCTGCCATGTGCCAGCCCCCTTTCTAGGAGGACTCTAAATTTATCCCCCCATATATTACTCATAGTGAGATTCGACATTTTCAGAGGCTGAAATGGAAAAATCTCAAAAAAAATTACAAAAAAACACAAAAACAGCAAACAAAATAGCCGTAAGCCCTACTGCGATGTGGCTTCACGGCCTGTTTGGTAAATTTTGAGTTCAGTGCGTTTAGATGGACTCCCTAATAAGTTATCGCACCTGATAGTGCTCAGATGTCAGGTACACCGTGCGGTGTAGAAAATCGGGCTTAGAATCGATGCTTTACTTCTTCTTTTGCCGAGCTTTTTTCAATCGCTCCCCTGCAGCCTTTTTCTGCTCGTCCGTCATGTGACTTACAGCCGGAGCAGACCGCCACGAAAGAAGCCGCTTATCAACGCGATACTCGACACCAACGATTTTCCTGTTCTGCTTGTGGACTTGGTATCGCTCATATTTTTTGTCCAGCTTGCAGATCATGGTTGCATCCGTGGAATACACCCGAGCAATGTCGCCAGTGCGGTCAATCTGAATAACAGTTTCCTGTTCTTTGACTGGGATATACATATTTTCCACCTCCTTCATGTATGGTTTGGCAGTTGCCTGCACCATATTCCCCCCATGTTGGCCATCTAAGCCACCATTGCGGGTAATTTTTATTGCAAATCGGAGAAATTAAGCCTAACGGCTCTATTCGCGGCGTAGCCGCCTTTTACACTCCGATGCGATAGTTTATATGCGTTTCCTTTTTCAACGGCCTTAGACGGCGTTTCTCGCGGTCACTTTTTTGATTGCACAAAACCAATATGAGAAACAGCCGCTTATACGGCAATTTCAGACCGTGGCAGGTCATCAATACCACTTATTCGCGATGGTCACCAAATCGGAAAGGCTTATCCATGCCCGGCGCCAGCCTCGCGCTGCTCTCTTTTTGCCTGACCATTCCTCCGATGTGGAGAGAAAAGAGAAAACTAAAAGACCGAAGGTTGGCTTGCTTGCAAGACATTCAGGCTTTGCCTGAACCGATTGCCAAATCGGAAGGATTCACCTTTGAAGAACCCACTCACCTTTATATTTAGATAATACGTTAGTATTAGATAAATATAATACTCTTCTGTTGTTGGTCTGATTCAGACACCATCAGCCATTCCCGGCCATGCCCCAAAACAGATCTTATACTCCGTCCCGAACCGCTTCTTGCTTGCCTTGATGACGATAAACCCAGTGGCCTCCAGTTCGTGCTTCGCCTTGTCCAAAGAAACATGACTGCCAAAATGAGCCATCTGCATAAGCGCAGCATTGGTCATATTCAAGCTAAACGGCCTGTGAAGTGCGTTCCACTTATCAATCAAAACAAACAACAAAACCGCCGCCGAATGACTTACCTTACCCGATTTGATAGCGTAGCTTACCAACTGCCAGCCAGTCACAATATTTGCCCCCATACATCCACCTCCCTCCTGATGAACGCGACGCAAACTCTCTCTACTTTTTACCTACAGTGAAAATCGACACTTTCCAACGCCCAAATCAAAATATTTCTGTCCAAACGCCGGGCCGGAACAAACTTGTATCAGCTGTAACAAGATTTCCCGACGAGCCTGTAACACCGCATAGATGCTGGATGAAACGCCGCTTTTTCAGCTAATAAATTTAATTGTATACAATCGAATATATAGGGATATAGAAAAATTTTTGCCGCAAAATCTCCCTGACAATATAAAAATATAAACAAAAACAGGCATATCAAAAACTGCCCTCCGGCCAATCACATCAATGGAGCTGCCCTGGTCGCACTGTTGGAGCTAATGACAGTTTCTCCGATTTGGATTGAAAAAAATAAAAATATGGCCAAGATGCATGAACCAATCAAAGGGGGCGAAGCCTGTTCTGTTGTGTCCAATAGGTTTGTGAAAAATTGCCCCGTGTACCTGTTACTTTGAAACAATGGAACACCAACACGTAACACGGTCGCGGAATAGATATTACATGCTATATAGGTCGTGTAATTTTATACAAGCACATGTATAATTGTTTTGTCGTATACTGTTTTTTAAACTGTCCTTAAAATCCCGCTCAGCCCTTATATATCGTGCATTACAAGTGTTTTCGATTTGCCTTGCTCGTCACTCCGTATTTTACGCAATAGAAACACCATGAACCCTTGCGGCTCTAAGGCTATACGCTATTTACATGGTTTTATGCAGGACGTTCGCCGTATTTTGTCTTTATATAGTGGTCACGCCCTTTTCTTGTTTTGTCTTGTGCCCTGTTCTGTTACAACAAAATTTGCTATAATACGCGCAAAAAAATTTATATTTTATTTTCATTGTGTGCAATTATATTTTGTTATCTCGATAATCATTCTCCCTTTATTTATCTATACAAATCGACAAGCTGCAAACATTCAGTTGTATGCAATTTAATTGTATTATGTTATCAGATTTCTATTATCGTTTTTCTTATTGTTCTTGCATTTTCTATTGTGTCAAATATTTCTATTCTACCACCTACCTATCAATTGTCATACTATTCTATTATTTTTATTTTATCTTGTATTTTCTATTGCTTGTATTACATTTATTATCGTTTATACCCTACTATAAGCCGTCATCCCGCCATACTTGCTAATTGATAATTATTATCTGTATACATTTTCTTTGTTTTATCTATTATTTTGTGTATAGTTTAATTGTATGCAATTATATTGTGTATACGTATATCGTGTTTTCCTATTGCTATTTATTTGTTTATCATGTTTTAGTAATTTATTTGTCCTGTTTCGATTGTTAGTTGACCTTTGTTAATCATTATTAGTTAGTTGACCTATGTCAAGTATCAGCACGAATCGCGCCCCAGCCGTGATTTTTTCCATGCTTTGTTTTTTACCTATCGAAACACGCCGCCAGCCCTTGTTACATAAGGCCGGAGGCCACTTTTGTTTTATTTAGTACCTGGTCACATTCCTTCTATTAGTAAAAATATATAAGCGTGCCCGCGTATGTGTGAAAAATTCTTTTAAAAAAGTGTTGACATTATCCCGCGTTCGTTGTATGATGTATTTGTCCTTGAGGGACGGGCGCGAAGCCGAAAGGCTTGCTACCCTATCCCAACGGATATTGTTCTTTGACAATTACATACGACAAGCACGAAAAATTCTTTTCAAAAAGAGTTGACAAGCAAAAAGCCATTTGTTATGATATAAGCGTGGCGAGGCAACGAGCACGAACGTCAGGCGCACCAGTTGGTAGCGACCACGGCCCAAAATATGACCAGTGTATCTATTTCCCTTTCCATACCAATTCCATAACATACGGCAAAAGCAAAAGTCATAACTATCTTTGTCATACAATTTTTGTTGTGTGTCGTATGTTGTCGGGAACTTTGTACCCTAAAAACCCCATACCATGCAAAAGGCATCGAAACTGTGTTAGGCACATTCCCTTGAATGTTCGGTCAACGAATGTTGTGAAACATGCGGAGTAGCTTGCATACGCCGAACCTCTGAAAATTGTCAGACCATAGTTAGTCGTTTGTGTGGTATACCTGTACCCCCGGCCTGTGGCTCATTTGCCATACGCAGGCTGATAGTCAAGAACTTGTAAAGACAAGGTGGCTCATTTGTCACAATATAGCCCGCAGTTACGGTATCTGCAAAATAGGGAGAGTGCGTGTAAAAAGTGTACGCAAGTAAGCGGATGAAGTGCGCTCTATACGCCCTACAAAGTTGTGAAGAAGCAACGAAACAACCGAAATCTATAGCCTGATGGGGTATATAGTAGACCAATCGTAGCAATAATTCTAATACAAAAAGGCTCAAGGTGAATTGTTCTTATTTGTTCGCGTCAGAATGATAGGCACGTTTTCCGATTCGTAAAAAAATCTCTTGTTCGCATTTTCCTTCATGGATAAAGTCAGCCGAGCGAGTTGAAATCGTTAAATGTGCCTTGACTTGTGGCGCTAACACCACACGAAACAAAATCACATTTTAGGAGGTTGTATTTATGCAAAAATTTATCCAAACTCTTCCGAAACGCCGCTTACATCCAAACATCCAAAAGGCGTTGGCCGTCTTAGTTCCAGCGTTGTTTTATGCAAGTATTTTTGAGCGTTGGACGCGATAAAGGAGGCACTATGTTACATTATCAACTTGTCGCAAAAATCGGCTGGAGTAATCTTTGGCAACACCGTAATAATCCTAACAAATGGATTGTTATTTCTAACTGGCCGAATGAAGGAGAAAAAAAGATTAAATTTGACAAGACCAGTGAGGCCCTTGAATATTTTTATGGAGGTAAATAATGGAAATTAAAATGATTTATGCAACTAAAGGCGAATACGTTTTACTTAGAACCGATAACACCGTTGAACCGTATGTCGTCGCGTGGTGGCCTGACTTCAAAGAAAAGTACGAAAAAGACTTTGAAATACCTAAACCTGATTGGGCACAAGGTCACTACTTCGATAACATTTTACCTGCGTCAATCTATTTTGGCGAAACGGCAAAAGGCGAAGCCGATTTTTGGAGTAGCGACTTATACGAAATTTAAAAGTTCGTAGATAGAAACACAGGGCATAATTTCCGAATTGTGCCTTGTCTTGTGTCTACGAATGATACAAATAAACAACAAGCGAGGCGAAAAATTATAGGCGAAAAGTGACCATTTTCCGAACCGTGAACTGTCGAATCTATGTGAAAAGAAAAGGAGCGAATTTACATGAAAAAGAGTGTACTGAAGGTATGGGAATCTAAAGAAACCATCATGAAGCTGGGGAATCATGCGGTGACCATTAAACCGCGTCCCCTGCCTGTGACCATCATCGCAGACAAAGACCTTGAAGCCGAAACCTTTGAAGCAACGCGCGTGTTCTATTTCTTCGAGCACCCCATCTGTGTTGTGAATGATAACGCAAAGACCTTCCGTTTGTCCCACGCCGGAATATATGCGACTGACAAGGCAACTGGCGAAGTCAAGGAGGGCGAATGGCCGAAAACAACGACGCAGACGCTTATGATGTATCGCGACCTCGCCTGTGGGGAAGGTTACACCGAGATTGAACCAATCGAAGGACGGCCTGCACGCGACTGGAAAACACACATGGAGCAATACCAAAAGGAAAAGGAGATGCGCAAGGCGGGCATTATCCCCCCGCGCAAGACCCGCACCCGCAAGGCCAAAATCAACGAGGCAATGCTTGATCTGCTTGAGAAGGAGTTCGGCCTGTCGAGGGAGGCTATCCTTGCAAAGATGGCACAAAAAGAACAGAACGAACCAACCGCGCCTGTTCCGAACCTTCCGATGTGCTTGCCTGTCTACACTTGCACCGCCGAAATGGTTCACGACTGGTTTGTTAGTTACGACAAACGCTCACAGTATGGGGTGAATATTGACGGCGAACACGCTGACGAAGCATGGTGGCTTGAAAACCTGCCGACCGAGGACAAGACCGAGGAGCCTGAAGTGGTTGTGATTGACGCAGATTACATCGAAAAATTACAGGCCGAGGCTAAAGAAATCGAAAAGAAAAACACCAGCCCCAAAACAAAGAAAAAGACCACGACAAAGAAGACCACTGCGAAAAAATCCACGACGAAAAAGGCCGCCACTAAGAAGACCACTGCAAAGAAAAAGGAGGCCGTAGCGTGAATATCGGAGACAAAGTTTTTACACCACGTTTCTGCACAGTAAAGATTGAAAAAGTCTTTGATAACTACCACGATGCCAACAACGATGGCTACAACGTGCCGACCTACTATAACGGCGAGTGTTATGTGTTCGGAAAAACCGTTGATCTGCATCACATGGTATTTGCCGCAGTCGAAAAGTGACCATTTTCGGGCTGGCCGTCCGTCTTGAAATATAGTCGGATGGTCTTGCCTGTTTTATCCGATTTGAAAATCACAGGGGGTTTGAACAATGTTTAAATATTTCAAGAACATCGTGGATATGAAGGAACTGAAAAAAGCATACAAACAGTGGGCAATGAAACTGCACCCCGACCTCGGCGGTTCGGAGGAAGAGTTTAAGGCAATGTCAGCCGAATATGAACTGTGTTTCAAGGACATCAAAGCGGGCATCAAACGTAAAACCCATTCTGAAAATATTAACCTTGACGATGTGGACGATGGTTACAGGGATGTCATCAACGCCCTGTTAAATATCGAGGTAGATGTAGAGTTGTGCGGCGAGTGGCTATGGATAAGCGGCAACACGAAGGAGCACAAGGATGAATTGAAAAACATAGGATGCCGCTGGGCAAGTAAAAAGCACATGTGGTACTGGAGACCAGCATGGATGAAAAGCACAGGCAGAAAAGGCGGGAAGGATATGGACGCGATACGCGCAAAATACGGCAGTATTCATGTGAGCGGTTATAGTAGCCGGTTCAAACCCGAATTGACCGATTGATATTTGATAGCACCGAGGGCATCATGGTTCGCATCATGGTGTCCTTCATGGTATCAACTACCAGCAAAAAACAATCAAAAGGAGATGTTGTTTATGATTGACACATTTATGGTACAACAGGAGAAGGAAAAGGCAATGCACCGAGTGTGGACGCTTGAGGAATCCATGCGGGTACTTTGGAACAAAATGCAGGTAACTCAGGCAGCAGTTGGGGTACAAATCAAAGAGGATTTTTTCAATCCCTCCCCTGCCCTACTGTCCGATATGAAACAACAAATCGAGCAGTTGCAAGCACAGGCGTTTATGATTGAGAACGAAAAAAACACCTTGCGGGTATTAAAGAACACCTTGAGCTATATGGAGGCATGACAATGAAACAGTACAATAATTTTATCGGCTATTACCCTATGGGGCCGTTTTGTTCCCTTGAAGTTTGGGACATTGAGCACGGTATAGATGACAAGGTGGTATTTAGATGGGTAACTTCTGGCGAATCGAGCAGACTCACAAAATCAAAAATTCGTTATGACGAGCAGGGGGAGCCGTTTTTCAAAACGCGAGGGATGTCTGTTTCGTTCAACGATGTTATGCGCTGGAGTCTACCGTTTAATTAGTTGATAGCACAGGGGATATTATCGCGGGATAATATCCCTCATGGTGTTAACTAAACACTGAAAAAATAAAAATGAAGGGAATGATGCTTGTGACACCGAACAGTATTCACTTTGCCAACAGGTACAACGGCGAAAAGTGAGCATTTTGGGCGCGGGTTGTCTGTTTAATTACACCGCAGATGGCTCTGTCTGATTTGAACAAAACGAAAATCACAGGAGGTTTGAACCATGAATATCACTGTTAGTAAAATTGCACTTGTTAGAGAAACCGCACCTGCTTATTTAAAAATGCGGAGCATAAACTCCCCACAGACTGCAGTTGATACGATAAACGATGCCCTAAACTTGAAGGACGAGGCGCAGGAAGTATTGGCCTGTATTTACATGAACGTAAAAAACCACGTCGCAGGAGTTATGGAAACAAGCAGAGGGACTGTGGATGCAAGCATGGCTGACCCTCGCGAAATATTCAAAGGGGCACTGTTGCATAATGCCTCGGCGCTGATTGTTTTTCATAATCACCCCAGTGGTATTACTGAGCCAAGTATCGAGGATTTGCGAGCAACAGAACGGCTTTGCAAGGTCGGAAAAATTATGAACATTCGTGTACTCGACCACATCATAATCGGAGGGGAGCACCACAGAAGTTTAAAGGGTACTCACCCCCACCTTTTCAATCGGTAATGGAGGTTTGATTATGTTATTATTTGTTGTAAAGTCAATCCCCGACGATGACGGCGAAACAGTAGGTTATACCGTAAAAGTATACGACGATAATGGCAGTGAGGATTCGTTTTCTCCGTGGCCTTATCAAACAAAAGAGTTCTGCGAGTTCTTCAATAACAATGGTTATGATTGTGAAGTGAACGAGGACGGCAAGATGGTGACTGGCGAGAATTACTGGGATATATATTACACCATGCAAAAATTCGGGCGTGTGCGTAAATTCCCTGTTAGAATGATACAAATTTAAGGAGAGATATTATGTACTGTTTTGTTTCATGGAATCCCGAAACCTGCGAACTGACCAATCGGTTCGGAACAAAAGAGCAAATGATGGCTCTTTATCGTGACTTTGTAAAAAGATGGAAAAAAGATACCGTTATGGAGTATGCCGACGAGTGCGGCTGGGGGCAGACCTATGAGGAAATTTTGAACGACTCTTGTTTTGTTATCTTTAGCGAGGACTATGGGGAGAGCCAGTGTCAAGTGTTCAAAGTCAAGCGAACGGACGGCTGGTGGCCTGCGCTGAAACTGACCATTTCTCGATGGCGCGGCTCTGTAATTCGTAGGCTAATCTCGTTTCTGAAAAAATACGAATGATAAACTGTAGGAGGTTTGGATGAAGATAAGAGTGTATTTTAAAAAGATAACCGAGGGCGATGTCGTGATTGATGTTCCTGACGATACGCCGACCTGTGATTATCGAGAAATTGCCGAGCGAGAACACAGTGATATGGATTTATACGTCGGAGCAGACCGCTTTGAAATGACTGATTATGAACTGGAGGAAGAATAAGATGGATAACAAGAAAATCATGGAGCGCATCAATAACTTACTGAGCAAGACCGTGGAAAACGGATGCACACCGCAGGAAGCAGCATCAGCAGCAGCTATGGCGCAGAGGCTAATTGCAAAACACCATGTCGATATGAGAGAGTACAACGAGTCGGAGGAGGTTGGAACTGACAAGGACACTGTACAGAAGCCGTGGCAAGCGATACTGGCTCATGTCATTGCCAAAAATACATGTTGCAAGGTTATTCGCACAGTAAGGGGGCGAGGCAAAGCGACGCTGACCTTTATCGGACGCGAAACAGACCGCACCGCAGTCCTTCAGATGTTCGACCGCCTGATGTGGGCGTGTGCGCGGGGGATCAGTGAGCAGAGAAAAAAATACAGGGATATGTATGGTACGACCAAAGGCGTTGAGAACAGTTATGCTTCAGGGTTCATCAATGCTGTAGAGAGTGCTATGGGAGAACAGTGCAGGGCTTTGATGTTGGTTGTTCCCGAGGATGTAAAAGAAAAAACGCACGAGTTATTCCCCAGTCTTAAAAAAGGGGCAGGGATTCGAGCGACAGTATCAGGCGCATATAACGCGGGAGTGCGGGATGGACGGTCAGCCGCAGGCAGAAAAACAATCACGATGTAATGGAGGTATCTGAAAATGGATGTAAAAGTAAAAAAGAGAGTTGAATTTATCCGAGCTATGGAAACCGTAGCAAGACACATCAATGATGAGCGTGTATTCGAGGGCTGGCTTATGTGCGGAGTGCCTGACCGGTTCATTAAACCAACCACCACAGACGAGGAAATTGCTGACTACTTCGACACGGACGATGTAAAAGACCTGACAGAGTGTTTCCTGCGTTGTATGGCAAGAGCCAAGAAAAGCGGTGGCCTTTGCTATCGTGACTAAAATATAGACAGATTGAGGGCATCATGTTTTCCGATATGGTGTCCTTTATTGTGCCTATATTGGTGCTAAAAAATATTTAAGGAGTTGTTAGTTATGAGTATTGGAAAAGAAATCTACAAACAGTTAGGTGGCAATCAGTTCGCCTATATCACAGGAGCAAAGCACTTCCTGACGCACGATAACTGGCTTTCCTTCCGAATCGGCAGAAATGGCAGTAAGGCAAATTATGTGAAGATTACCCTGACTCCGATGGACACCTACACCGTGGAGTTCAAGAGAATCACGACGCCGCGACTGAGCCGGAAAACGTGGACATACAGTGAATACAAAGAAACGCTCATTGCCAAACGCGAGGGTGTTTATTGCGACCAGCTGCAGGAAGTATTTACCGAGGTTACAGGGCTGGTTACACGGATGCCGAGAGTTTATTTCAAAGGAGGTGCACTGTAATATGTGGAATGATATTAACGATAAGGAAACGCTACTGAAAAAAATAGACGAGCGCAAACAGACAATCGAAAAATATCTCGTGGGGTTATATACCCTGCGGGAGTTTTTTCCTTCCGTAGACGGCAAAATCTACAACGTAAGAATACGCCGAGCCATCAACGAATTACCCGATATTGATTGTTATGAGAGTTCATGGTGTCTTTTCAGAGTATATCGCGAGGACATCCACGGTTACGAGGAGCGCGACTTCATCAGCTTTACCGATGAGCACCTGCTGGACGAAACTGGCAAACGGGTGGACAGTGAAAAGGCCATCAAATGGATAAATAGCGAGGTTCAAAGCTACAGAAAATGTTTGGCCGAACTGGAGCGCGATCGTCTTGACGGCTGGGAGCGTTTCGAGGAACTGCAAAAGATAAAAACCTACTATGAGAGCCAGTGGCGCAAGTTTTCTTCTGTGGCTCGTGAGGGGTTCAGGAGTAGTTGCAAGTTGAACTGGTTATGTTAAATAAATTGTCTGTTACTATACCTTTTTTTCTCCCGATATAGTAAAATATAAGTGTGAATAACATACAATTTTCGTGTTGTGACATTTAGAAGGAGTGGTTGTTATGCTGACAGCGGCATGGTTTATTCTGATTTTAGTTCTGTTGTTCACCAAAGAGGGGCACGACTTCCTGCGGGATATGTTTGACTGACAGACAAGAAACGAACCAGAGCATTTTCCGGCTGGCTGGCTCATCCGATTATAGCTGGGCTGGCCTCCCCTGTTTCGTGATTTTGAAAAGATTGAGAGGTTTACGATATGAACGACAAGTATAAGGAGATATTAGAAGAGGCAGAGTCTACACTTCGTATTAAAGCAACTACCACCGCCGACCGATACATGGTTACACTGAGAACCTTTGACGACTTTCCTACTCGCTCTACGATTATCGCACATACAAACGAATGGCTGGCCGCTGGGCAGAAGGGAACTACCATCAGGCAGAAACACGCAGCTATTAGATGGCTGATGAAACACTTCCCGCGCTGTTTTGACCCCGTCGATGTTCAGGAGTCTATCAATTATATGTCTGAGATAAAGACGGTTGAACCTGATGTGTCAGTGGCTACACCGGAGCAAGCAGCTGATGTTATCCTGAAGTCAGATAGCCGGACTGCTTTGTTGGTTTCCCTGTTATTCTATCACGGCCTTCGCGTTTCGGACGTGACCAAGCTGAAGGTGTCGGACTTTGCCGAGTCGGGAAAAGGCATCGTTATGGGCTTACGCGACAAGAAAACTAAACAGATACACAACTACATCCTTGTGGACAAGGCAGAGAACGCTTTTCGCCGGTATGTAAACGGTCAGCGGCAGGACATTATCAACGGATGGCGAAATGACCAACGGGGGGACAGCTTCCTGTTTTTGGGCGTGAGAGGTCATCTTTCTGTCCGTTCCGTTCAAAGGTTGGTATCAGACGCTTGTTCCAAGGTTGGCTATCCTGACCTGCATTGCCATTCCTTCCGACATGGATGCGGCACCGCATACGCCAAAGCCGGGGCATCTGCGGCAACGATAAAATACGCGCTGGGGCACAAGTCTATTGCCTCTTCGATGCGATATATCCATCTTGACGAGGACGATCTGCATAAGGTAGCACAGAATATATTCTAA